AAAGAAAATCTTTCTACGTTTGTTAGTGGGGCAGCCTTACTTGACCTGGGCAAAGAGCTGTGCGAGTCCATCGAGCGCGATCGCCAAGCACGTTCTAAGCGTGACAAACAATACCAAGATGGCCTACGCAGAACCGGCCTAGGTGACGACGCGCCTGGCGGTGCAGACTTCGTAGGCGCGTCAGAGGTAGTTCACCCTGCGCTAGCAGAAGCATGTGTCGAATTCGAAGCACGCGCCATCAAAGAGTTGTTTCCACCGCAAGGTCCAGTTAAGACAAGTACAGTCGGCAATCTGAATGAGCAACAACTAGATAGAGCCGAGCGTAAACGTACGTACATGAACTGGCAGTTGACCACTCAGATGCAAGAGTATAGGTCAGAACTTGAACAGTTACTTACACAACTCCCACTTGGCGGCTCACAATTCCAAAAGTTTTATCATGATGATAGGTTCAAACGACCTGTTAGTGAGTTTGTGCCTATTGATGACATTCTTATACCCTTCGCCGCAGCATCATTCTACACCGCTGAGCGTGTAACGCATGTTCAACACATTACGCAAGCAGAGTACGAAAAACGCGTGAAGTCCGGGTTGTACCGTGACGTTACAGAAGCAACTACAGTACCTGGATCATTGCCAGAGCGCTCAGCATCAGCAGAGGCGAATGACAAAATTGAAGGCAAAGAAGAGGATGCCTACAATGAAGATGGGCTACGTGATGTATACGAAACCTACTGCTGGCAGCTATTCGATGAAGAAACACTTGGCATGCTTGATGAGCCAGTTCCTTACATTGTTACTACAGACGCGCATTCAGAACGCGTACTTGCCATCTACCGTAACTGGGAAGAAGATGACGAGTTGTGTATCAAGCTTGACTGGATTGTAGAGTGGAAGTTCATACCCTGGCGCGGTGCATACGCCATTGGATTCCCGCAGTTAATTGGTGGGCTGTCTGCCGCTGCAACGGGTTCATTACGAGCGTTGCTTGACTCAGCACATATCAATAATTCTGCAGCGCTAGTAAAGCTAAAGGGCACACGTACTCCAGGCCAAAATGTTACTGTAGGTATAACAGGCATTACTGAGGTAGATGCTCCGCCCGGCGTGGACGACATTCGCAAACTGATGATGCCAATGCCGTACAATCAGCCGTCGCCAATTCTGTTCCAGCTACTTGGTTGGCTTACCGATGCCACCAAAAATGTTGTGCGTACAGCAGATGCGGCTATTGCCAACGCAGGCGACCGAACTCCAGTAGGTACTACACAAGCAATGATTGAGCAGGGTAGTATGATCTACTCCGCCATCCATGCTCGTTTACACGAGAGTCAAAAGCGTGCTCTACAGATTCTATGTCGTATTAATAAGACATGGCTGAATGAGCATGAAGAAATAGAGGACCTAGGTAAACTGGTAATAAGTCGTCAGGACTTCATCGGTTCACTTGACGTCATTCCAGTGTCTGACCCAGCGATTTTCTCAGAGGCCCAGCGCTACGCACAAAATCAATCCTTGCAACAAATGCAGTTGCAAGATGTAGGCGATCCAAGCATACAATGGAATAAAGTAGCAATTCGTCGGCGTGTTCTCAAGCAGATGCGCATTGACAACATTGACGAAATCCTGCCGCTTCCGCCAAAGCCCGTTACTGCTGATCCAGTAGCTGAGATGATTGCCGCATTCAAGGGCGCTCAGCTAAGAGCTGATCCACAACAAGATCATCTTGTGCACCTCAGAGCGCACTTACTTTACCTGTCTAGCCCATTAATCTCACAAAACCCGTTAGTGCAAGGCCAACCGTGCATGACTATTTTAGGTCATGCACAAGAACATTTGATGATGTACCAGAATATTGCTATTAGTCATACAGCGCAGGCTATGGTACAGCAAAGCGGCGGCCAAATAGCCCCAGATCAAGCAATGGCAGTAGCCATAGAACAAACGGCACCACAGTTAATGCAATCGCTATCGCCGTTTGTTCAACGTATTGTGGAACTACAAAAGCAAATACAAACAAAAATGCCGCCTCAGCAAATGCCACCTGAGATACAAGCAACGATCGACATCGCAAAAATGGACACTGAGCGCAAGCAAAAGTATGACGAGGCGAGTATTGGACTTAAGCGTGAAGAAGTGGCTAATCAACAAAAGGTTGATAGTCAACAAAGTATACTTGATGCTATGCAGCAACAATTTGACCAAATGATTGAAAAACAACGCTTGGTTATAGAAGCACAAAATAATCAGCTTACCGCGCAAGTTGACCTTATCAATAACAGAGCAGATAACTCCCAGAGGCAGATCACTGAGCTTTTAAAGAACCGTGACGACAACGAAACAAAACTACAATTAGCTTTGAAAGAAGGTTTTGCGAGCATGCAAACACAAGTGCCACAAGCTGATCTTACGCCACATATTGAAAAAATGCAAGGTTTATTGGACCAAATAAGCCAGTCAAAGACTAATGATGCGCTCGCCTCTGTTATGCAAGGTCTACAAGCTACAATACAAACTATTGGGCAGCCCAGACGTACAACGCTTGAGCATGACGCTACCGGGCGGCCAATTGGTGCTGTATCTACGTTAGGGTAATGGCATGACTGACGAGCAGAACGAAGACCGTAGGGCACATGATAGAACGCATACGGATATTCGGGAACTGATACTGAAAACTGACGCGCCAAAAGATAAAGCAATGTTGCTTATACTTTTGAAGATAAGCGAGTCACTTGAGGCTAATACGCTAGACACACAGGAGATAAAGCAAGGTCTAAAGGAACTGAACGGTAAGTATGAATTGCATGAGGTAGAAGATAAAGTTCGTACTGGGTCTATTAAGTTTGGTTGGCGTGTTTTTGCAGGTGCCTTAATAGTATTACAAGGTGCCACTGCGCTGGTTGTTAAAAGCCATATTGATGAGGACGTCAGTATTAAGCAGTCTGTAGTAGTGTTAGGCGACTATGCCAGAAGTTCTATTGGTACGCTGCGGCGTGATGTTGACCTGCTTCAAGAGCGGCGTAGAATTGAAGACGAAGTGTATAAGAGAAAGGATCAAGTTCAATGATTACTCTGACGCAATATGTTGGGCCACACATTAATTCGCCTGATTGGACACTTGAGCGGCAGGCTAATGCAGCGAGCTTGTTAGTTTCTTGCAGCAGACTAGAGACACTGGCGAAGGCAGATGGAATTAAGTTTCCGGATAACCCAGCAACAGGCAATGGTATAAGTGGCGCAACATTCGGCGGATTCCGCCCACAGAACTGCCCACAAGGCGCGCCACAGTCTAGCCATAAAGAAGGATTAGCGGTTGATCGTTATGACCCTGACGGCGAAATCGACAAGTGGTGTCTGCTTAATCTTGATAGACTTGTGTCTTGTGGGATCTATATTGAGCACCCAGACTCTACACTGCATTGGTCACATTGGACTACAAAATCGCCAAAGTCTGGCCGCCGAGTATTCTACCCGTAGAGGAATCTATGTATGACGAGCCAGAAGCTAGAGGAGTACCTCGAGAGGCACCATATCAGAGCAACGATACTGATGGCACTGGCAATGTATATGCTGATGGACGTAGCGAGGTGGGGCATGCTGTTTGCAGCTTCAAGCAAGCTAACTGGATTGGAGACTGCCGCTATAATTGCAGCGGCACAGGCCCCTGCTACGTTCTTCGCCGGCTGGGTATTTAAAATCTATGCAGAAAACAAGTCAACCTCCATCACGCCCTGAGCAACCTAGGTGCAGCCTAGGTTACGTGCCAAGAGGTGATAAACCCGCGCGTAGGCCATACGATTGTGTGAGAGGTTGCAAAAGTTTAGACGATTGCATTGGCAAGAAAATGCCGGGCTATAGGGATACACCAAAGTAAAGCACTGCAGTATAATATTAGAAACAGGAGCTATCATGCCAATATTAGTCTACGTAGTCATTGCCCTAGCAATTTTTGCGGCAGGGTTTGGCGGAGGTCATACCGTCGGTGTTAACTCTCAAAAGGTTGAAGATCAAGTAGAATTTGATCGTATAAACAAGCAACTATTGGACAATAAGACTGTTGCTGCTGGAATCTTAGCAAAGAAAAATGCCGAGAATATTAGCCTAGCCGAAGAACGTGATCGGATTAAATCAACACTGGAGAAGGAACGTGAAGACAATCGCACAGTTACTGGTAATCTTGAGCGCAAGTATTCTGGTCTCAGCTTGCGTTTCCGCGCCACCAAAGACGCAGGATGTTGGGCAGGTAGTGGAATCTCCGGAAAAGCCAAAGATGACGCCATTGGTATTGCTACCACCACGGAAGTACAGCTTCCAGACGAGATTGCAGGAAATCTTCGGCAACTTACCAAAGACGCCGATGAACTTAACGACGACTATACCAAGTGCTACAACGGAAACGAAAGACTAAGATGAGCGAACAAGAGCCTAATAAGTTGAAGGCAAGTGAGTCCACTGTGTCGATGACGTTAACCATCATTCGTGCTAAGACTGGCAAGAAAGAAACGGTACAACTCGTATGTACGCCTATTAACGAAGAAAAGGACTTAACCAATGTCAACAACTCACCCAACAGCCTTTCGTAACACGATTGCAAATCTTGTCACATCGACGCTAGGCGCAAGCCCGAAACTGAAACTTCGCATTGCCGGGAGCACAGCAGACTCACCTACCGCAGCTGCAGCCACGCTTACCCTTAGTGCTACTCCATTTGGGTCATCAACTGCAGGTGTTATTACGGCTAATGCAATAACGAGTGATACTAGTGCCGCTGGAAATGCGGCAGCGGTTGCTTTTGCGACGCTTGAAACTTCTGGTGGTACAGTTGTTGTTCACTGTGCCGTAGCCGCGTCTGGATCGGATATTAACCTGAGTAACGGTTTAACGATCAATGCAGGCGACACGGTTTCCTGTTCAACACTGACGTATATTGCGCCTCTATAATGGTAAGTCCGGTCTCTTTCTCATACAGTTGCCCATCAGGCGGGTATATTGAGGCTGGTCGGCGTAGACTCGGGGCACTGAGTGAAGCCTTAACTGCTATGCCTGCTGCAACGTGGTTGAACTGGACGTCATCAACTAATGTAGTGCCTATTACAGACACCGGCCCAGATGGTCTAACAGCCTGGCTAGAGTCCACCGGTAATTACTACATGACCAACTGGCCTGGGAAGGCTAGTTTTGATCCGGTATCAAAACAGGTGATGCTAGCAGGAACTGCACAGGGATTCTCCAGCGATGTACCCGCCGGCCTTCATGCTAAGATTGTGTTTTTTGATTTGGCCACTGGACTGTTTTCTTCTGTATGGAACCCTTACGCGGCAAACACAGCGCATATCTATGATGCTAATCCATCAGTAGCTATAAATGGAAAGATATATCGTCAACCGTTTGGGTCGACATGGTTATTTGAGACTACGATTTCAACACGTGTAAGTGTTGTTAAGAAAGACTTAGCCACACTTGGAGCTTTTGGTGCGTATGCACTGGAATGCTTTCCTGAAATGGGGGCTTCTGGGTCTATCATCTTTGTGTCATCAACAGGTGTAGTGGGCAGATACGATATTGCCACTGATACGTTAAACACCATAGGTACCTATAGTGGTATTACGGCCTATCCAATAGTTCATCACTGTAATGACTATCTTGTTTTTGGTGCTGGTTACTCGTCATCGACGTTTTATAAACTGACTGCAGCAGGTACCGTCTCCCAGATGGCTAATACCTTGCCAGCATCGCTGACAGGCATCGGATCACAGCTAGGGCACACAATGGTTGCTGATCCTACTGGAGCCAAAAAATCATGGTTATTCATCAGTGGAGGAAATGCATACACGTTAGACCATCAAACAGCCACCTGGTATGATAAAGGAACAATACCGTTTAGCAGTGCCAATACCGCTGTAGCTAGCATTCAGGGGTTTGGAGCGTTTGTATTCCTAGTAGGTGGAGGGCGAATCGATTCGGCGCATTCAAACTCAAAAATTTGGCTCTATAAGGAATAAAAATGGCACTTGCGCTCAATACAAGCCACCCACTCTACTCAGTACTTGTGGCATTAATCTGTGTAGATGACGATAACACTATTAAAGATTTGAAGGGAGATACTTGCACCCCTCATGCTAATGTTACGAAAGGAACTGGAACTTACGGACGACACTTTACAACATTACTTGACGGCAGCAGTAATGCGCAAGGAGTGGCGCTAACTACAGGTTTTCGCACAAAAGAAGCTTCACCTGCCATAGGCACTACGCTAGTGGTGGTGAACAATATAAGTTCAGTAGCAAATAGAAATAGTGTGCTGGACATTAAGTCAGCAGGTGCTCCGGAATCGCCCGGCGTGTCCGCTACCGGAAAGAACATAATTACATATAGCGACGATTCCACTACATGTGAAGGCGCTACTGTTATACTAAACAATGGAGCGCACTTATTCGGCTGTGCGTTCAATTCAACAACACAAAATAAATCGTTTGTAGATGGTTCAACAGAGTCTACAGGCGCAGGCATAGGCGCGTTTCCAGCCAGAGCTAAGTACATCGGCGGCATGTCGAGCGGGGGATACGGAGGCGTTGCTGCCAACTATGTTTGGGTTGTACAGTTCAACAAATATCTTAGTGACGCAGAAATTTCGGACCTGTACTCGTCGCTCGGTGCGAATAACACGTTTGGGTTAGTAGTATCAGCTGGCGGTGGCGGAGTTACACATTCTGCAGCAGGCGCACTAGTAGCGCAATCAGCCACGCTTTCAGGAATCGCCGCACGTTCTGGTAGTGCTGTTACCCATGCGGCTACGGGCGCTCTTGTTGTGCAGTCAGCAGCCTTGTTAGGCAGTGTTTCAAAACTTGTGTCTGGTACGTTCGTTAGTGACGTTGCAGTAAATAATGCAGGAACAATACTATCGAATACTTCTGTACTTTGGGAGTGGAGAAAGGGTGTTGGAACAGGTGTTGCACCGGTATCGGTAACTTATGGCTCTGGAACAACAGACTCTAATGGGCGGCTAACTGTTACTGGTTTGCCTGCTGGAGCAGGAGAACTCGAGTTTGCGACGCCAGACTATGTAAATAACTTCTTTGAACGCGGGACGGTAGTATAACATGCTACGTAACCGGAATCAGTCGTTTTCTGGTAAGCGCGTACTAGGGACGCCTAAGACTGGTGTTCTTGGTAGACTTATTCCCTCCACTGGTGATAGTGGGCCTGGTTTTGCTTATCCTAGTCTTTCACTTCCTGCAGATAACAACACGGAAATATCGGGTTGGATAACTGAATTCCCAGTAGGAGGCACACTGATAGCGTATGAGGATACGAGCTTCACATTCTCAGGCCCTGATGGGTATTATACGTTTAATGTCCAGATAAAGGCAAATGGTGCTTCAGTTGGGCCGCCCATAACAATTTCCTTACTAGTTGGTGCAGGCGTGCATAGCTCTAATGCAAACCTTGTGTCTAATTCAGCATCAATGAGTGGCGCATGCAGCAGAGTTAGCGCAGTTATGACGCTTACCACAGCTGATATAACGGCTATTGTTAGAGCATTACACGCGACTTTAATACCTGTAAATGTAAAAGAAGTTAATGACGGCCCGATAACAGGTATTGGTACTCAAGATAATCCTTGGGGACCTGCGTGACTGCATGGGGCTACTCATGGGGAAACTCATGGGGAAACTCATGGGGGCTTAACCGTGTAGAGGATGCTGCCAGGTCTGGCTATTGGAGATTGTTCTACTATAACCTGCAAGCAAAGGCAAATGAAGAAAGATTTGCCAGAGAGGCTATTGTAGTTGGTACAAAGCCAGTACTTATAACTAAGAAATTAGTACGTAAACGCAACATACTTGAAAAGAAGATAGCCACCAAGTCTAGTAAAGTTAGGCATATAGAGGTAAAACGCATTGTACCTGGATTGCTCGATGATCAGCTAGCAATACTGGAAACTTTGCCTGAGGTGCCATGGGATGCTATAAATGAGTTCATGTTTAAAATACAGTTTACTTCTGTAGCGCAGTGTGGTATACTGAAAACTTCCGAACAAGGCTACCGCCAACACTCGGAAGAACTTCTTTTGTTACTTGCAGTCTAGGAGGAGCTACCATGAGCAGTCTAGCAAAACAGTTGTCTGGTCAGCATCAAAAAGGTATGAAAAACTTTGCAAAAGGCGGTGCCGTAAAAAGCCCAAAGCATGATGATGAAGCCGCGGACAAGAAGTTGATTGCCGCAGCTTTTAAAGCTAAAGGCCTTAAAAAAGGAGGCAAGTGCTGTGAGTAAATTCAAAGTTATCTACGCCGATGCAAGTGAGGAAGTTTTGCATTTTGCGGGTGAAGCAGTTGAGCTTTTCGAGCAACTGTTTAGCCACATTGCGCAAGAGGTACGTGATTTGTGTTCAGTTGAGCCAGTTGAGCCAGTTGAGCCAGTTGAGCCAGTTGAGCCAGTAGCATCAAAACCTGCTAAGAAGAAGTAAATGTCCTTAGATAGTTTTATAGGGCAGTACGTAACGCTTATAACAGAGCAGATTTCTGAAAAGCGGCAAACCCTTGAGAAAAAAGATTTCAAAAAGAAGTCTGATTTTACCAAGGTACAGGGTCAACTTCAAGGGCTTGCCGAAGCTCTGCAGTTATTGAGGTCAGTTCCTGAGGAAGACTAATTAGTTACGCAAACCAACTCTGAAGGGAGTTAGCATGATTCCGGCAAGTGATTTAACCTCCGCATTTCCATCCGTGGCACCAGGCGTATTTCCGCTAGGCGCGCGTGTGCTTGTCCAGTTGCGCACCGTTGTCGAGAAGACAAAAGGCGGCATTGTACTGCCGCAGGACACTAAAGACTTCAACAAGGCCAATACGCAGCTCGGCAAAGTTGTACAACTCGGGTCTATTGCATTCCGTAACCGAGACAGTGGCCAACTCTGGCGTGAAGGCGTCTGGGCTAAACCAGGTGATCTTGTACGTGTACCAAAGTGGGGCGGTGATCGTTTTGAGCGCAAGATACCGGGCACTGATAACTCAGCCATTTTTTGCATCTTCTCGGATCATGAGATTATCGCGCAAGTGGACCCCGACGCGTTTACTGAACTGGACGAGGTGAAGTAATGGGTACCAATGCTAATACAGGCGAAGATATTGTCTTTGAAGCAGAAGGCGAAGATGAAGACCTTGTTAAAAATACAGCAACTATGGTTGGCGACGAGGCCGATGAAGTAAAAGTAGATAGCGAAACGCATGCCGACGATGACAACAATGCGATTAACGACGACGACGAGGACACCGAGCATGCTCCTGACAACTCTGATGCTACCGATGATGACCGCGCAGCCATCAGAGAACGCCGCCGCCAAGAACGTCTAGAGCAAAAAGCTAGACGTCGCGAACGAGAAGAGCAGACGCGTAGAGAACTGAGCTCCAAGGACGCAGTTATTTCGCGGCTTAGCCAACGCCTAGACGAGATTGAAAAGCGAAATACAAGCGGCGAACTTGCGCACATCTCAAACTCAAAAACAAAGGCGGCCGAAGCTTACGCGCACTTCAAAGATCAGATTCGTGTAGGCACAGAGTCTGGCAATGGCACGCTAGTAGCTAATGCCACGGAGAAAATGATTCTTGCCAAAAGCAAGTTTGAAGAGTTAGCGCGCCTGGAGGACGTATTCCGTAGTAAAGGCAATCAACCGCAACCGCTAGACCCGCGTATTGCGAACAATGCAAGGTCATGGACTGACTCTAACCCATGGTACGACCCACGCGGTAAAGATCAAGACTCACGAGTTGTGTTGTCAATTGATCAAGCGCTTGCGGAAGAAGGTTGGGACCCCACTACAGAGGACTACTGGCGGGAGCTCAGTAACCGAACGAAAAAATATTTACCGCACCGTGAAAAACGTGATAATATACAGCGTAACGTTCGAAACGTTGTTGCTAGTTCCGGTAAGGAGGCATCTACGCAGCGGAGTACTGGTGTATTTAAGTTATCCGCAGAGCGTGTAAAGGCGCTTAAAGAAATGGGTGTGTGGGATGACCCTATCGAGCGCAATAAGATGATCAAACAATATCGTGACTACGACAAAACGAACGAAGGAGCTAGATAATGGCCAAGAATGAGACAACAGACAATCAAGTAAGCGATGACCGCTTAGTTAGGTCTACTGCCCCTGAAGACCGGAGCTCAGCTGATGCAGAGCGCATCAATAAAGACGGCACCGCACTCACACTCGAAGAGCGTCGTAAGCAGATGCGTAATGAGTGGACTCAAGATGTGTTGCCAACACCGCCCAAAGTACCTGGTTGGCATTTTTGCTGGCTATCTACCACGAACTCATCTGACCCAATTTATCGGCGGATGCAGAAAGGGTATGTACCAGTGAAGGTAAGCGAGCTAGCGGGTTTTACTCCAGAGCATGTATCCGGCGGTGAGTTTGATGGTGTCATTTCATGCAATGAGATGCTTCTGTTTAAGATCGAGGAAGTGCTCTACCAGGACATTATGATGTACCTGCACCACGAGCTTCCAATGTCTGAAGAAGAGTTGCTCAAAGCAAATGCTAAACCAGCAGGCGCAGACAGTGACGGACGCGATTTGGGCGATGTAGAAGGCTTCGAAGCCCTTGCGCGAAAAGTCAAAACTCCACACTTCTCAGCTTAAAGGACAAAGATCATGGCCCTAGTTGCCTCTCCTTACGGCTTCGCATTGCGATATAACCCATCAGGGCAGTCGCGTGCAAAAGCCTATGCAATTCTCCCTGCTTACACCACGGCTATCGGCTTTGGCGACGGCGTCATTCTTGACACCAATGGCAGTATCACCGTAGGCACCGCCGCAAACGACCTCATTGGCGTCTTTGCCGGATGTGAGTACGTCGACCCAACTGGCAAGCCCAATGTGTCGAAGAACTGGCCCGGTACTGCTGGCTGCACGAACATCGTTGCTTGGGTGCATGACGATCCCAACAACGTGTACGAAGGGCAGTTTGCGATTAGTGCTACTACTGTTTTGCAAGCAGCTATCGGTGACCAAGTTGACCTGGTGGCAGGTACGCCTAATGCACTGACTGGTCAGTCGGCGCAGTCGTTCAATGCTACGCTCAAAGGCGCTGGTGTTCAAGGCCAATTCCGCATCCTAGGTGTTGGTGTTGACGGCTTCTACGATGCTCTGGCAAACCCCTTCCCGACTGCGCTTGTGCAGATCGCCCGCCACCAGTTCTTGGTCGCTAAGACCGCGATCTAACATAAGGAGCTACTAAAATGGCTGGTGCAATCATGCGCAATGCGCAATTCAAGGCGATCGTTGAGCCTATCCTCAATAACGCTTTTGATGGTGTCTACGACCAACGTGCTGATGAGTACAAACTCATCTTCACCGAGGAAAATGGCATCGCCCGTTCTTACCACGAAGAAGCTGTACTGTATGGCCTCGGCGCCGCCCCCGTCATCCCTGATGGCCAAGCAGTTACCTACGATGAAGGTGGTCAACTCTACGTCAAACGCTACACCTATGACGTCTACGGCCTAGCGTTTGCCTTGACGCAAGTGCTTGTTGAAGACGGCGAGCATATCCGCGTTGGTACCACGTTCTCCAAGCACTTGGCGCAGTCAATGACCGAGTCGCTTGAAACTGTGACGTGTAACCACTTGAACCGCTCCTTCAACAGTTCGTACAAGGGCGGCGACGGTGTCGAGCTCTTCTCGGCAAGTCACCCTGTTCTTGGTGGTGTACAGAGCAATATTCTCACCTCCGCTGCGCTTTCGCAGACATCGCTCGAGCAAGCGTCTATCCAGATTCGTCAGATGAAGGACGCTCGGGGCAAGGCGATTCGTGTCACGCCGAAGCAGTTGATTGTGCACCCCACCAACATGCTTGTTGCTGAAGTATTGCTGAACTCGGTTCTCCGTACCGGCACGAACAACAATGACTTGAACCCCATCAAGTCCGCTGGCATGATTGGCAAGTCGGTTACGCTCTCTCGTCTTACCTCCGCGCCTGCGTGGTTTGTGCAGACGGATGCGCGTGATGGCCTCAAGGTTCTCTGGCGTCGCAAACTCCAGAAAGCGATGGAAGGCGACTTCGAAACTGACAGCACCCGCTATAAGTCAACCATGCGCTTCGGCTCTGGCTGGACTGAATGGCGTTGTGCAGTCGGCAATCAAGGCGTCTAAACCCGTAAGGGGAGGTCAACAAGACTCCCCATTACTTGAAGGAGAGATTTATGGGTTCTTACATGCAAGGTGCTTTGACGGGAGGTTCAACGCCTACGCCGGCACGTGACAAAGGTTTTATGGTATTTTCGCAGACTGTTGATATTCAAGCAGCGGGTAATGCTACGAAAGATTTCACAGTGTACCTGCCAGACGGCGCGCAGTTGATCGACCTGAATCTAGATACGACAACTCTGCACACTTCCGCTTCAGCTACTCTGTCTGGGGGTACCACGGTTGGCGGCGCTGATCTGTGGTCAGCTACAAGTGTACTTTCGCTCGGCCGCGCACAACCTGTGTTTACCGGGCCGCAACTGCTAGCCTGTATGGCGCTACCACATACGTCTGGGCAGTCTGACACGCCGGTATACATGAGACTGGCGCTTGGTACGCCTACGTCAATAGGCCTAACCAAAGTCAACTTCCGGTACGCGCAACGCATTAACTAAGTTATGGGGGCTTCGGCCCCCTACTTAAAGGGGTATAGCATGGAAGGTTTACCTGTATCATACAAGCCTATGTCCGGTTCTGGTGTTATAAAAGATCGTGGTGGTGAAGTGTACGGGTGGATTCCGCTTACGTCCGCATCCGGCACAATTACTATCTACGACAGCAACTCCGGCGCTACTGGTAATGTCATAATGGGCCCAGTTAACTTGGTAGCAGGCGTACCGTTTAACTTCAGCTCTATTGCAGTGCGTACTGCGGTGGGCATTTACATTGTAATTGGCGGAACAGCTACACTTAACTTCTTGTATAATTAGCAGTTTACATCTGCAGATGCTTGGTGTATAATGGCTTAATTTAAGAGGCCTTTATGACGACTTCAGGCACTATCGGAAAAACTATAGTAAGTACTGATGTGCTTGTTGAGCATGCGCTTAGGCGCTGCGGTAAGCAAGCCTCCGAGCAGACTGCAGAAACCATTGATATAGCGAAGTCTTGCCTTTATATTATGTTGGCTCATTATGCAAATAATGGGCTTAATTTATGGTGTGTTGAGCGCAGACTACTCGGATTTCAAGCGTTAAAAAAAGATTACCAACTACCCGTTGGCACTGTCGAGGTGCTTAATTTAAGTCAAGCAACGCCTGTACTGGCTAGTGGCATACTGACTGCTAATGCCATTACGCTTGATAGAAGCGCACAGATTACACGAGTAGGTGTTAAGTTCTCTGTATTGCCAACAGCAAATTTCGATATTTCCACATCAAGCAATGGTGTAGATTTTTTAGTGCAAAGCACTGTTGACATTGACTACTTGGAGGTGGATAGCATAACTGAGACCTACTGGTTTGAGTTTGACCCGCTAATAACTTGCACCAATGTAAGCGTATCAGCTGGCACTGTTGAAAAACTGCTTTGCGCAACTACAGTATCAGAGATAGAAATAGTACAAGACAACCGAGATACATACGCAAGTTTGCCGAATAAGTCGCAAACTTCTATGACAGTTACAAGTTACATGTTCAGCAAGACACTAGCCCCATTCTTAACGATATGGCCTTTACAAGCTGACGATTCACGCCACATGGCCATGTACTTGCACCGTCAAATACAAGACGTAGGCAGACTTACACAAAAGTTAGCCATACCTGAACGTTGGTATGAAGCCACTATAATTCAACTTGCATTCAGACTGGCCATGGAGTTGCCTAAGGTAGACGCAGCGCGCATTACGCTGCTTGCGCAGCTGGCACAACAGTTCACCTTATCGGCCGGTTATCAAGAAACTGATTCTTCAACCACTTACATGGTACCTGATATTGGGTGTTACAGTGCCTAGGTATTTAAAACCAGCAGCCACCGGCAAGGTAGCTATTGCGGTATGCGGACGTTGCAAGTTCAAAATGAACTACAATGAACTGAGCTCTGATAGGAACATACCAGGGCTTATGGTATGTAAAGAGTGTAATGATCTAAAAGACCCATATAAACTACCAAGCAAGCGCCCAGAAAAAGTTACATTGCAGCATCCTAGGCCTGATGAGCCACTGATAATGCCAACAGAGTAGAGCACGACATGCCCGCACCAGAGTCACTAACGTATAATTCACTTGTAACTGATATAGAGAGTTACTCTGAGCGCTCTGATGAAGAATTTTTGCTCAAAATACCACGCTTTGTAATGCTTGCCGAACAGCGGCTAGCCATGGAGGCAAAAGGTTTAGGCCTTGTAAAAGTTGCAGAGTTTAAGCTTGAAGTAGGTAATAGTGTCTACGTAAAACCTGCACGGTGGCGTCAAACAAAGTCTATGCTGTACGTAACTTCGGATAATGAAACAGTGTTCTTGAAGCCACGTAACTACGGGTACTGCAGGGCATTTGGCACGAATGAGCCTACTGGCCTGCCAAAGTATTACAGTGATATTGACTACACACATTGGTACTTGGCAGTTAGACCAAACGCAGCGTTCAATGCAGAAGTAACTTACTACGAGCGCCCTGACTCGCTGTCAGAGGCAAACCAAACAAACTGGACAACACGCAATGCGCCACAGTTACTACTCTATGCTAGTTTGCTAGAGGCACAACCTTACTTGAAGAATACTGCTAATTTGGCGATGTGGCAAGCGCAATATGCAGAGATGGTTGCTTCTGTGCTAAAGGAAGAGTCTAACTTTGACAGTGATGAGACTGAGGCAAAATAATGACTAGTTTTACAGACAAATTTAGTGATGATAGAGTTCCTCCGTCACTAGACAGCTACGCAAAGCTTGACATAGTGGCTAATACTCAGACTTGCTGGCCAAGTATGTACAATGGTGTATACCCCGTATTGCCCGAGATTCTTGATGTAACATGCCTGCCTGGCAATATACTACTACTGCCACCAGTAGAGGAGGTGTCTACAGGTCAGTCATTACTCTTGCGTAATGTTGGAACTAATACGTTAATTGTACAAGACAGCAATATGGTCACTGTGCTGACGCTTGCGCCTGGCGTGGCAGAATTTTTGTGGGTTACTAACAATGTACAACCTGGCGCATGGGGCACTATAACTTATGGAGCAGGTAGTTCTGCAGTATCCGCAGGCGCGTTGGCGGGTCTTGGTACTAAAGCTACTGGTTCTACATTGTCAGTTGCAGCGCCTACACTAGCAACAGCGGGCAACTTGGCGCTTACAACAGCGCATCGTGGTACTTCTATTGAATTTACTGCTGGTGTAGCTGCGCTATCTATGGCGCTAGCAGTGGGCTATGGTGGTGATTTTTACTGCTTTGTTAAAAATGCGGGAACAGGGCTTGTTACGCTTACACCGAGTGGTGGTGAGCTGATTGAAGGGCAAGTATCTCTAGGCCTACAGCCCAGTGAGTCATTATTACTCTTTTCTAATGGATTGAATAAATGGTATACAGTAGGCTATGGGCGTAGTCTTTTGTATCAGTTCTCACAACTTGTACTTGACGTGTCCGCGGGCAGTACATTTACGCTGAGCTCTACACAAGCCAGCAATAAAATGATTACGCTAGTGGGTAACCCAGCTACTAATGTATCCGTAGTAGTGCCAGACATTGTAAGTGTATACTACGTAGCCAATAACCTAACTACCGCTGTAACTACGCAAATAAAGACTGCTGCCGTGTCAGGCGCTGCAATAGGCCAGACACAGAGGGCCGTGCTTCTATGTGATGGCACATCAGTTACAGCGGCGCAGTCAGCAGTTGTGAATAGCGCAGTTAATATGCTCGATGGCTCAGTCAGTGCCCCGTCGCTTAACTTTGCATCAAAGACTAATACTGGCGTATTTAAGTTCTCTACACAAGGCATTGGATTAACGGTCAATGGAGCTGCGCAGCTCACAAGCAATGGTGCTGGAGTTGACTTTCCGCTTGGTTTAACAGGAACTCTCGGGTATACGCCTAGCGGCAGTATTGCTGCAAATACAGTTCAGGGTGCTATAGCGGAGTTAGACGCTGAAAAAGCACCAGTGGCATCGCCATCTTTTACAGGTAATGCTGTAGTAGCCGGAACTCTGGTGATGGGGTCTGCGTTTGGGTTTAGAAATAAGGTCATCAATGGTAACTTTGGAGTAAATCAGCGTGCTTACTCCTCTGGCGCGACTGTTGGAATTGGCCTGTACGGCCATGACCGCTGGAAGATGGTTGCGAGTGGCGACACCTATACTTTCAACACGACGGCCAACATCACGACGATAACTATTCCCGTGGGAAAGGTTCTTCGGCATGTGATCGAAGGCGCCAATCTACAAAGCGGAACGCATGTTCTTAGCTGGTCAGGGACATCTCAAGGAAAGATCGGTGCAGGAAGTCTTAGTGCATCTGGTGTGACTGGAGCCGCGACAGGCGGAACCGACTTGACGATTGAGTTTGGACCTGGTACGGTTAGCAAAGTGCAGTTCGAAGAGGGCCTAGTGGCAACGCCATTCGAGGGCAGGCCTTATGGGCTAGAGCTTGCGTTGTGTCAGAGATACTACGAGCGCAGAAACTACAATAATGCGGATGCATGTTTTGTAGGGCAAGTCTTAGGAACGACAGCTGCGCTAGCCTCACTCGGGTATACAGAGAAAAGAGCCGCACCATCCATCGTTATTTCTGGTGCCATAGTTCCACTAAACGCAACAGGGTCTTCTGCAGGAGGAACCTGGTTAGCCTCGCAGTCTAACCAGACTCAAGCACGGCTTGGGTGCACTGCTGCTGCTGGGTTGGTGGCTGGTAATGCATGTTCCGGGTTCGCCAACGCTACTGGGCAGTACATCGAAATAAATGCAGAGCTGTGAACTACAACCTACACTTGTTTTGTAATAATTATAAGGGGAACAGAATGGGCATTCAACAAATTGCAGCTGTCGTACGGTGGAACGGTTCAGCATGGTATTTACAAAACGATGTGGATCATTCACCAATATGGGTGTCAAGCGTTAGCATTGTCCAGCGGTCTTATGGCACTCGTTTGAATATTGGGTATGGCGCAGTATCAAAAGTTGGCGCGATCACCTTGCAGCCCGATAATGCCCTTTTGGCAGATGGTTATTGTGCCGGCGGAGCAGAAGCTGGTCTTGATGGCACAGACTTTGAGTTGTTCCGGGATATTGACATTCAGGGACAGATTCATTGGAATGGAACAGCGTTTGCCGCCGACTATGCCCAAGCAGCTTTCCCTGTGACAGTTGAAAATCTAGGTGGTGGTATGTGTAGAGTGCACCATACCCCGGTAAGTTTTGCAGAACGCGTACCGATGCTCACGGCAAGAAATAGCTTCTATGCAAATCCAAAAATAGGCATGTTCGGGGCCGAGTTCTTCGATATTCAGTTCCAAGTTACTACACCAGATTCTTCTTGTGTTTGCTTGTTTAAACGGTTTGGGCGCAGTAGCGTTTCGCCATCGTTAGGATATTCAAACCTTAATGGTAATTATTGGCTGCTTGGAACGATGCTTGTCTAAGACTTAGTCTAAAATGCAAGGTTCACACGCAACTTGTTTTAAAGTAAGACCGTTCGCCATTACTAAGGGTTAGCCATGGGAACTACCGGCAGTACACAGCAAACCTGGAACCTTCTAAATGGGGGTAGGTCGGGTTTATTTGATCGTGATCGTAGCAAAGACTACTTCTTTGGAAAAGACAACTCCGCCAATTCAGTAGCAACTAACCCGGCTGTAGTTGGCGCTTTAACAGCAATAGCGAATCAAACGCCAAGCATTGCAAATACAACAGCCATGGCTACTGCCAGACCAGGTAGGTCGTGGTCCGACGATGAACTAGCAGATGCAGTCACCGGGTCAAGTTCCGGTCCAAGCAGCACACGCAGTGACTCGTCACTATTTCAAGGTGGTCTAGGCCTACCCACATTTGCGGCTGATGCAAGTAAAACTGCTCTTGGCATAGGCGGTACATTGGCAGGCATACCATCACCAGTATCTAGCATACTAAGCGGTCTTGTTGGAGCCGGAATGAGTGATGAGGGCTTAAATGCGCATACAGCAACCAACGCGGGACTAAACACGCTATTTGGCCTAAACCCAGTAACTGGAATAGCGAACTTAGTTGGCAAATTTGGAGCCAAGCTACTTGGAAACGACTGGGATATTGCAGATAAACTAGGCTCTTTGACAAATACGCCCGAGCTAAATTCACTACGTACATTGAACCTCAACTCATTTGCCAATGACTCAAATGATGCGTTCAAGGGCATGAATCAGTCAACAATGGCTGCTATTAAACGACAAGAGGATGCGAATAAAGCGGAACATGATAACTTTACTGACACATACCAAAAAGCACAAGATGCAGCGGTAAAGCAGCGTATGGCTGATGCAGCCATAGCAGAGGCCCAGAAAGTCGCAGCGGACAGAGAGGCGGCCTTGCAGAGTTTTGCCCCGCAAATTACAGCGTCCAGCACTGGGTCTGGTGGTGCTAGGGCTTCGGCGTTACAACAGTTAGCGGATAGCGGAGCGTTTGATACAGGCAGTTCTTACGGCTTCTCTGGCTTTGGGCCAATGAGTTCGTCTAGTGGGCTTGGGCAACAGGACAGTTCTACTAGTAAGTACAGTGGTGTTGGTAGCAGTCCGGCATCTGGCGGCAGTGGTGAAAAACGAGGCGGGCTTATTAGGCGGAGTAGGAGATAACTTTGGAATTGTCTGACGAAGAGTATACAGCTCTAACCAGTGGCCACGATTGCAATATGCATTCCCATGAGGCTGACAGAGTAGTGACACATGATAGCATACTACAGTACCAGAGCTCTGAGAATATGCGCAAACTGGTATCCAGTTATACCGCCACGTACGCAGATGACTACTTGTTTGTGGATAGTTCAAGTGGAGCAATTAGCATAGCCTTGCCAATTGCAAGAGGCGGAAAGTTTTTTTGTATTGTAAGAGTAGCGGGTGCTAATAACGTAGTAATCACTCCAAACGGTTACGACCTTATAAATGGAGCAAGTACGCTTAGTGTTTCTTCGTCATATGTAGCAGTTAGGCTAAAAGCCCTAAAGGGCACAGGATGGGTGCAAGTATGACCGAACAGAACTCACAGCGGCCTGCAGGCGGCGTTGTGCCATCCGCACAACCAACAATACTCATGCTACCCTCTCTGCCCGGGGTTAGACGAGACGGTACACCCACCGACGCCGACTATTTTAATGAGGCGCAGTGGACCAGGTTTGTAAGAAACAGACCACGTAAAATGGGGGGTTTCCAAGAAATTTCGCCATTCTTCTCAGGGCCTGTTCACGCAGGTTTCCTGTGGTCAAGACAGTTCATGAATATTTACTGTGCCTTTTCAAGTAGTGGAGTTGAGTATAGCTACGTTGACAAGAACGGCGCAGGAAGTGTAGTAGAAGGAATCACCCCAGCGGCTTTTGCAGCAAATACCACTGCTCAGTGGAGTTATGACTACATATTTGATGCCGCCTCAGGGGCAAATGCTACTTTGCTCATTGCATCGCCAATGTACACGCTTGATAACATAGACGACCCAACGCTAAGTAGTATTTACGTTACGCCATTAAATAACCCAGCAGTAATGATTGTTGTTGCTGATGCAAATGCCAAGCAATCAGGCGGACTATTCTGTACGCCGCCGTATACTGTGCTTCTTGGCAATGACGGTAATGTTACGTGGTCTGACGCAAACGGCCCTCAAAACTACACAACGGGAGATGCTGGCTCAGCGCGTGTTACGGGGAGTAAGCTTGTAAAAGGCTTGCCGATGCGAACCGGCATTAGCTCTGGTGGCATACTATGGTCACTTGACTCAGTTATTAGAATGGACTGGGTTGGGGGGGCCGCGATATTCAAGTTTGCGCATATCAGTACGAAGTCAAGTATACTATCCCAACGGGGTGTTATTGAGTACGATGGTCGCTGGTACTGGGCTGGTATTGATAGGTTCATGACAAGTAATGGTGTTACAGTAGAAGAACTGCCCAATGACATGAATCTTAACTGGTTTTTTGATAACCTTAATTTTGATCAACGCCAAAAAGTATTTGCAATGAAGATGCCAAGGTACGGCGAGATATGGTGGTTTTTCCCATTTGGAGACTCCATAGAGTGTAGTAAGGCCGTTATTTACAACTTGCGCTCAAAGACTTGGTATGACACTGATCTTAACAGAGCTTTTGGGTTTACGCCGTCAAACTATCGTTACCCAATTATGACGGATGTAGTTCCGAATAACAATATGTCTATGGCGCTGATAGTGGGTAGTGGTGCAGTGGCTGAGGGCGACTACATCGTTGGTAGCCTCAGCGGCGCAGAGGGTGTTATACTATCTAAAAAGGGCGCCGGTCCGTATATAGTTCTGACAAAGCAAGTTAACGGTAATATATTTGCATCAGGCGAAAGTTTTTTGGATATCACGAGTGGGGCTACCGGTACCGTTGGTTCTTGTAAAAGGTTATACTCCGTTTACTCCCATGAAAAGGGCCGTAATGCGGTAGTTGGTCAAGATGAAGTTGCTATTCCAGCTTACTTCACCACGTGTGACCTGGGTTTGCCGACCGGCGGCTCACAAGTTAATGCGCAGTCAGGCATAAATGTGAACACACGCCTAACAAGAGTAGAGCCAGATTTTGTAATGTCTGAAGACATGACGTTGGAGGTATTGAGCCGTAAATTTGCCCAAGGAGCTGAAAAAGTAAGCTCAGCGTATCATTTTTCGGCAGATACCGGTAAAATAGACATACGCGAACAGGTAAGAGAATTTCGACTGAAATTCACATCAAATAAGCTTAATGGGTTTTTTGAAGGCGGTAAAACGCTGATACATACGGAACCTGGTGACACTAGGCCATAATAATTTTAGTTGAGGCTCATATGAGTTTGTTCGATGATTTGTTTGATCTTGGTAGTGACTCGTCCAGTATAGACTTGGGTAGTGTAATAGCGGACGCGGCACCTAGTATATCTGGCGCGGTAACTAGCACAACAGAGCCATTTGACTGGTCTAGCCTATTTGGTGATAATACTGAGTTAGCGTACCCGGATTCCAGTACTATAGACACAGGTAGCTTGCTAGATACGGCGGCCAACAGTGTACCGCAAAGTAGCGCCGTTGATGACTACTTGAAGGCTCTTGGTATGGACTCTACGCCAGCTGCGTTTGACCTTACAAGCGCCAGTGTTGAAAACCCTGTGGCTAACTCACAAATATGGAACACGCTGAACACTACTCAGGACCCCATCTATAGTGCTGCAACAGACAGTAACATGTCCACGCCAGCCCTGCTATCAGCATTGACCGACCGTAGCGCTGGCTACTCCGGTACTGGTTCTGACATGTTTAACCAGTACTATGATGACGGTTCAGTTATGCCGACGGCACCTTTGACATATTCAGGCCCAGGTTCCGACTCATTTAACGAATACTACGACCCTAAAACAGGCGTAGTACCTACTAATGCAGGCATTCCGACAAGCCTAATCACGAAGTTACTATCTGCCTCTGGGCAAGGTAAGAAATCAAACCTAGCAAGTGGAATTGGCGCTTTGTCGATGGCAAGCCAAGCGCTTGGCGCTTTGGCAGCAAAGGATAAAAACGCCCCGGCACCAGCACAACACGGCACAACTAGCATGTCGTGGAACAAATCTGCTGCCAACAAAGGCAAAAAGCTTGCTAGTGGTGGCGATGTAGGCATGCCGAATATTGCAGGTAAACCGCAAGGCGCGCTAGGACTGCTCCGCGGCCGCACTATGGGCCAAGCAGACCAAGTACCTATTAACGCGGCGCATGGGGAGTACGTTATGGATGCAGATACGGTATCTGCCCTGGGTGATGGCAATACAGACGCTGGCGCAGTTAGGCTTGACAAGATGCGAGAGAATATTCGTGCGCACAAACGGTCAGCTCCGCCAACAAAAATTCCGCCAAAAGCCAAAGAGCCGATAGCTTATTTGAAGGGCGCTAAGTAATGGCTACCATTGGTGAAGCAGGCACTACATCTGAGTATATTCAGCCGCAATACTCCACTGACACAAATGCCGCAGTAGCAGGCGGTATTCAAGGTATGCTAGGTGATAATGGCTACCTTAACTCGGTAATGGGCAACTGGTATGATCAGTCACCCACGCAAGGCGCATTAGGGGCATACTCCCAGTATGACTCTACTAAACAACAGCAGTTCATGAATCCGTACACCTCTGGTGTAATTGACGCCAATAATCAGCAGTCTAACCAAAATCTTACTGAGAACATACTGCCTGGCGTAAATAGCACATTCACGGGTAATGGGCAGTTTGGCTCAACTCGTAACGCAGATTTTGAGAATCGTGCCATTCGAGACAACCAGCAGACGCTTAACAACACCAATGCAAATGTACTATACAATGCACAGAGCACCGCCAATACGCAGTATAAGGACTGGACGCAAATGGGCGTCAACTCCGCGCAGAGTGACCTGAATAACTGGACCACGCAAGCCAACTTTCCGATCGGTGCATTGAATACGATGTCAAGTGCTGCAAACAATATCGAAACATCTAGCCCACTTGCAGTAAGTAATAACACAGCCTCAACGTCTGACCTTGAGAAGTTCATAACTGCCATGCAGGCTGTTAATACAGGCGCTAATGATGGAACAGTTGACTGGTTGACGAGTTTGCTGAAGTAACTTGGAGAGTACTAATGGACCTAAATAACCAAGCGCCTAGCTCATTGCTCGGGGCTGTACAACAACCTAACCAAATAGGCGCACTGCAGCAACTGTTACTGTCCCGTGTACACACTCCACAAGAGTCACAAGATATTTCTGGCCAACGGCAGTCTGGCCTCGAGCAGTACCAGGCGTCGCTACGTCAGCCAGTACAAGGTGATTTTACGCCAACTGACCAAGGACTAACCTCATGGGTTGAAGCACTCGGTAATGGCAAACGTGGGTTTAATGCAGTGGCGTCTGGTGTAGCGGCCGGAGGCAACTCTTTGCGCGACCAACAAGCTGCGCAGCGCCTGGCAGATATTCAAGCAAGTAAAGTTGGGTATGATGATGCCGTTAACCAAGACCTGCTTGATAGCCGAGAGCTTAGTGCTTTGCGCAGTGGTGCTGGAAAAGCTAATGGTGGCATCGGCGGTGTTGAAAAGATTCTGCCGTTGTATGGCAAGATATTCAATAGCTACTCTCAGCAAGCAAAGGATATGCAGTTTGCGGAGCCAGCGGAGCGTACTGCCTGGATAAAGTCAAGAACAGACGAAGCAGTAAAGAGCGCTATTGAACAATTTGGCGGAGCAGTTAGTCCTGCCGTGCTAAATCAGCTGTTCGCAAGCGCGTCGACGCCGACGGAAAGTAACGTACAATCAATTGGTTCGCCGTCGGCTAAGCAAACAGCTGTCGGGCAAAATTCATCAGCCTCCGCTCCAGGTACTCCCAGCCTAGTTTTTCCTGGTAAAACAGCCGCAGGGGTACGTGAAATGGCCGGTAGGCTTGTTGACCCAGCGCAAAAAGCTGAGGTAACTGCTGCGCTCGACTCTGGCCAACCTATATTACAAGATTTTCCAAGCTCTAATGGCACTATGTCAAATGCCGATCGAGCAAAGTTCTCTCAGATGGCTCCACCCGGTACGCCCCCATTCGCTAACAAGCCAAATGAAGCGCTTATGAATGCTGGCGCTAAAGGTATGGGAACTGCGTATACCAAAGAGTATGAGGACATGACGGCTTCAGCCGCCCCGGCGAAAGACCAGATTGATGCATACAACACGCTCGAAAAGATTGACCCTAATACAAACGCTTTTGCCAATGTTCAAGGCTATGTTGGTGCGGCGTTACAGGGCTTCGGCATCGATCCTAATACACCCATTGTCCAGGACGCTATAAAGAACCGCCAAGCCAATACGCTCATTAGTCAAATGTCTAATGCCGCACTACGAGGTGAAAAGGGTGTACAAACGCGGTCTGATGAAATACGTATCGGTAATGAACTAGCGCGCACCACTGATCTAAAACAAGCATGGAAGTTTTTGGTGCAGCTTGGTAAAGAGCGTGCTCAACGTAAAATCGATGCGGCTGACTTCGCAGCTGAGGCGGCGGCAGCTAATAATGGCGTACCCATCTCACCACGAATTAAGTTTACGCAGTCTGTCATGGATGACCCGCTGACGCAGGACTTCGGTGGAAAGACTATCTTCCGTACCCCAACAATAGAGGCCTACATGCACAAGTACCCAGATGCTGATAAGGCTGAGGCTATTGAGTACTGGAAGAGCCTAGAGCAAGGTTGGAAGAGCCGCCAGCGGTCTAACTCAGGAGCACGGTAATGGCTCGAGGTCTTACACTTAAGGATATGTTCTCAGACAGCCCGGAGGCTGTGGCGGAGGTTAACGCCTCAATGCAAGGCGCTAGGGACGCGCGTACTCGCAGGTTAGTGCTTGAGGATATCCTAGGAAAACAGCAAGTAAAAGAGGAGCCATTCGAAGGCGGCTCCACGCTACAAGCCACTGTGCCATTACCCGGTGATTGGCCGACGTATGACAGTGGTATCCCCATAAACAAAGCGACAGCACAGACATTAGCCGGTGCTGGTAAGCGGTTTGTAGACGTACAGAACCGTGCAAAGCAAGGCATTAACAAGGTGGTGCCTAGCGTATTCCCCAATGCTCGAGCTGATATTGATGCAGCAGCCGTAAGCGATAAGCCGTTGATGGACACTACACCAGGCATGCTTGGTCATGGACTTCCTGACATGGTTGCTTCAATGGCATTGCCTGCTGCGTTGCCTGAGAAAGCAGCCGCAGCTTTGAGCACAGCGCGTGGCGCTGCACTACAAGGCGGTGCGCAAGGACTTGTAACGCCAGTTGCCTCCAATGAGGAAAACGGTACGCTATTTAACGTAGGCGCGGGTGGTATTGCAGGTGCTGCAGGTAATGCTGTCGGTAGGGGCTTTTCCAGTGTACTAGGCAAGGCGCTGCATGCTTCACCAGAACTTATACCCGACTCTGCAAGAGCGCTGGCCAAAAAGCTGGGCGTGAGTCTACCCGAAACAACTTGGACAGATATTGAGAAAAGAAGACTATACCAACTGGCTCAATCCAAAGGTGTGCCTACCACCATTGGTGATATTGATCCTACTAGCGAGTGGGCTAGCATTGAAAACGCCAATAGGCCATTTTGGTCTGGGCGCTCCGGTGACATGCAAAAGCAACAAGATGCTACCCGCCGAGTACTTGAAGACACTGTTGATGGAATTGCCACCACGCCAGCAGGTAGTGAAGGTTCATCCATCGTACAGGGTGTGTTGGACAAGTTTGACCAAGTAAAGAGGGCTGCTAGTGCCAAGTTCAAGGATGTGGCGGATATTGCCGGCCGCAGCCCCAACCTTACACCTATTAGGCCAGATCGTGCCAAGATGGCTACTGACTCAGCGCTAGCTGACTACCCAGAGTTGTTTGACGAGTTCAAGAACAACTCTACTCTGAAGAAGATGATGGGGCTCGCAGATGATACTGGAGCCCAGAATGGTTTGATTATCAACCCAGCTACAAGTGCCAACGTCACCAAGATGACACCATTCAAGTATCCGCAGGAACTTGGCTTTGACGATGCGCAGTTCTTGCGCAAACGGCTCGGCGCTTGGTACGATAAACTGCATACACAGTATGAGAATGGCACACTACCTGCTGGATTAGACGGCGAAGCGGTAAAGCACGCTGCCACTATTTTTAGTGCGTTTAACAAAGACCTTGATGCATGGGGCAGCCAAGAGGGTAACTCGGCGCTTAATAAAGCATGGAAAGACGCACGAGGCTTTTACAAAGACGAAGTAATGCCTTTCCGTGACCCCACTAAGCTTGACTCCAAGTCTACTATGATTAGAAACATCATCAATGGAAACATGGACGTTGACACCGTGGCTAACAAAGCGCTCTCACCACAAGAAACTAGTATAGCCAAAGACATAATGGCACACACCACGCCGCAAGGTCAACAAGCCATGAAGTCGGCGCTTGTGCGCAAGATGGTTGACCCATCAGTAAGCCCTGACCTTGCTGGGTTAGGCAACTCGTCACTACTGCGTAACACAACCAAACAGTCACATGCAGGTGACTATGTATTCAGCCCTGCAGAGCGACAATCTATTGAAGACGCTAGAGATATTGCAAAACTAACACGTCGATCAGCTGAAGCCGGTACGACCCCGCCGCCTACTGGCGCACGTACATTACCATTCTTAGCAGCCAGTACGTTACCCGCTGTTGCAGGCACTACGTACATGGGGCTTGGCATGCTAGGCGACGCCATTGATCCGGCTACGCGCATTGCACTATCCGGTGTAGCAGCGCCAGTTGGTGTGTTAAGTGCTATGAAGGGTTTGAATAACTACGCAGGCTCAGCACTTGGTAAGAATATGTACTTTGCCAAGCCAAAGCTGGAAGGTGGGCTAGGCTGGTTGCAGGATATGGCTGAGCGCGCAGTACGTGGCGCTGGACAGCCTATTGAGGACAGCTACGTACATGGCGCTATGGGGCATCGTGAATAAGGCAGTGGGCCAGCTAATTTTAGTGGCCCACTGTTGCTACTGATTTCTTTCTCCAGCTCGTCATCACCTTCTTTGCGCTGTTGCTTGCATGGAGCCTAGGGCTTAGCCACACGCATCGCTGGACAAGTTGACAACCCGCTGCTCTTTACTCGACAACTACCCAGTCTTCGGCTAGCATGTCAGTCTGAGATGCTAGCCAGCCCATAAGAATCTTGTCGTCAGCCGTCTTCATGGCAATGCACGGTAATACTTCAGCATCACCATTAGGCTGCCCTTCAGCCCAGGCACGATTCGCCTTAGACCAGAAGTTAGTGTAGCGTACACAGGCTACGCCAGGCGAGTACGACAACCACATACCTTTGCCGTTCCAACCTTTGCGGGCAACCTTCTTGTTGGCCTTGAGCTGCCTAATAGCCCAGCCAAAGTCTTTAACCTCAGGACACTCACGCTGAATCCAAAGACCCTCGGCCAACAGGTAGCCTTCAAGCTGCCAAAGCTTTTCGAACGCGTCTTTGAATGCCAAGTCGGCGCCAGTCCATTCGTCAAAATTAGCCGGATCAATGCAAGCCGACTCACCGCGTACTGAGAACCCATTCTCTAAGGTAATATTACAGATGGTCACTGTAGAGTCTGGAATGCGCGTATAGTCTGCCTTACGAATTTTGTCCTTGATCCATTGTTTAGTAATTTTATTCATGTTATCCTCAAGCATTAAACGTGTATGAAATTGTGGGGCCGCTCTCGTAGTTACAGATAGTGGCCTCAGCGGGGGTGAACAGTAGAGTTGTGGCGGTAGAGCTAAGCACTAGGCTCGGCGATTCAAGCGGTGCCTGACAAGCTTGCTTAGCGCGGAACTGCTCAATGTGATTTGCGTAGACATGGCAATCGCCGAAGAAGAATGTCAGTGACTTAGGCTTAAGCCTAGTATCTTTGGCAATCAACTCTGTGAGCAGTGCATATAGAATGATGTCGCTTGGTAGACCTACACACAAGTCAACAGAACGCATCATTACACCACAGTGCAACTCGCCATTTCGGGCGTAGAACTGATACAAGATGTGGCATGATGGGAGCGCTGCTTTTGCCGCCGGGTCCCAAGCACTAACCACGTGGCGCCTAGACAACGGGTCTGCTTTCAACTGTTGAATTACTTGCTTCAGCTGGTCAACCCCGCCAAAGTCACGCCAAATAGCCCCGTATGATCGGCCAATCTGCCAGTCTTCAACTGCCAAGTCTTGGTTAAACGACCAAGCTGCAGCGTTGTCACGCCAATACTTACAGCCGAACTTCTCGTAGGTAGTCAAGTCCTCAGCGCCACGAACAAACCCAGCAAGCTCACCGAACACACCGGCGGGAAACATCTTACGAGTGGTCAGTAATGGAAAGCCTTCGTCAAGCGGAATGGTAATAGTCTTAAAAGGCAATGAGTATGTCAGCCCAGCACGTGAGTCTGCAATAAAGCCGTTGTCAATGACTTCGCCCACTAGGTTGATGTAGTCTTGCTCCCAGTTATTCATTTTGGTTCTGCCAATTTTAAGTAGCCTTGGGCGTCGACCCAATGATCAGCGAAGTTGGGATCACCGTGTAAAATTCGCCCAATTTTGTGTTGGGTCATTTCGAGGGCTTCTTTTTGGGCTGCTGACAAGCTTTTCCAGTTAGGCGCTTGGCGCATTTCATATTTTAGGCGCTGTACAGTAATGGCGGACTCTTCGAACACGCCATGCGTTCCGCCCCTTGTTTCCAAAACTGCATCAATACCCGGCATTATGTACCTCCGTAAGAATGTATAAGAAGTCAGAAATAAAGCCCACGTTAATGGGCTTTACTCTTGGCGCTGTATTACTCGCCTTCTGCGTCCTGGTCGACTTCACCTTCAGCAACTTCGGCAACGACCTTGTCAGCCTTGGCAACTTTTTCCTTCTTGACCGGCTTAGCAAGCTTACCTTCTTGGCGCAGCTTGTTCTTGTACCATGCAATTGTAGCCCCAGTGGGGTTGGCATCTGGAATTTCGGCCTTGACGGTATCAATGACTTCTTGCGTGGACTTGCCTTCGATCAGCAATTCCATAGCGCGGGTGCCGATGCCCTTACCGCGAGCCTTGACTTCTTTGACTTCAGTACCTTCGACTTGTTGGTTCATTTTGTTACTCCTTCGTTGGGTTGACGTTGTAGCCGCTTGCTCTTGCGCAGGCGTGGCCACTCCTACTTCTGCATCCAGCTTTTCAAGCGCCGCGAGCCCGGCTGCCTTTGAATCAAAGGACTTACGCGGCTTCTTGCCTGCCGACACAGCAATGCTATTATAGCGCGTTACGATCTCGTCGAGTGTCAAATCTGACAAATTTTTCATCAAAATTTCCTTCATTAAGAATTGAATAACTTCAGCATTGTGCCTGAAGCCTTGCTTTACTGCCTTTAGGAAGGAGATGGCTGCAGCCTCTTCGGTCATCACCAGAGTCTTGTTGAACTCTGAGTAGAACTCACTAGAATCTGCCGAACCAAACTTAGGCCCGTTTCCATCCAGCATTATGAATTTCAGAATGCTTTTCCCGCCCACTACTAGTGCTGCCTTGCCGTGCCTACTTCTGCGAACCTCGAACATAGTATCTCCGTCAAGAATGATTATTATATCACGTGTTTGCTGTTAAACTCTTCCAGATCAAATTTGTTTCCCTTGGAACTGTTCGCTGTTTTCGTTATTACTTGCAAATTATTGTGCACGTGTAGGCCACTGACTAGTTTTCCACGTAGAGGTATTACATGGTCAACGGAATGCACAATACCAGTGCTAGCAGTAAGCTGCGTGGCTAGCGTGTAGAACTCCTGTATTGCCCGTAGGTCCGCCCATGCAGGTGTACGGTGTAGCTTAGAGACATGCCTCAACATGCCACGGGCGTTGTGTTTGTCAGGATTTCGAGCAGCCCACGCCAAGTTCCTGGCACTATGCGCTGCCTTACCTACCTCAGTAGCACGTATCTTTCGTGAACTTTTTAGGGTTGCTGCTTTGGCGTAGCTGGCGCCCTCTGGGGTGCTGCGTCTTAGCCTGTTGCATTCGTTTAGCTTAACCCTAACATTGGGGTCTTTGTAATATCTCGCCAAGAAGTACGCGTTATACTTTTCCCGGCCCTCTTCAGTAGTCCTGATAGCTTTTGCTATGCTTACTTTGCATGCCAAGCATGTTTTACCCTCTGGCATGCCTCGCAAGGTAACCCAAGTGCCTTTAACAGCTTCTTTAGATTCACCACAAACTTTACAGGTCTTTGTTACCATGCCAAAATTCCTTCAAGTCGGCAATTAGTGATGCTTGGTTAGCGTCGCGCCTAGCTAGCGTCTTAATCAAAGACTCGTCCACGGTACCGCGTGATAGTATCCTGTGCACAGTAACTTGGTGCTTTTGGCCTTGGCGGGCAAGCCTAGCAATAGCCTGCTGGTAACCCTCTGACGAGCACGGTATTGAGAAGAAAATCATAGTGTTGCTTGGCTTTTGTAAGTTCAAACCATGTGCCGCACTCATTGGATGCACGTACATGATTGGTATCTTGCCATCATTCCATCTCTCAACAATGTCTGGTTTAGACTTAGCCGTGAAAACCTCTCCAGGGAACTTAGCTTGCAGACGCGCAATATCGCTTCTAAAATGATACCAAATAAGCACTGGGCTACCACTAAGTTCCTCTAGCAAATCTTCTACCACGTCTAGCTTACCATCATGCAGCACCTCGTAGTTGTATTGGTCGTCTGTGTAGAGCGCCCCGTTGGCAATCTGTATGCACTTACCCATAGCAACAGCGGCATTTGCAGCGAGTACGACGCCCTCTTCTACTTGGGCCATAAGCAACTTAAGCATGTTCTTGTGCTGCTTTTTAGCAGCCGGTGGTAGCTCTACGTAGAGGTCGTTTATTAGTGGCTCTTGGCCAAACGTATACTCTGGGCCATCGCTAGTGTATACCAAGTGCTTAATACGCTCCTTTATTTCGACGTCAGCACCCTGGTTTAGTACGTAGTTCCAGGCATTAGGCGGCTCACCAGGTTTTGACCTAGAGGTATCCAGCGTAAAGAAGCTGTTGCGGAAATGTGTGATGTACCTGCCAAGCGCTTTGCCCTGATCTACTATGTACATTTGAGAGAACAAGTCCATGAGTGAATTTGGTGCCGGCGTGCCTGTCAAAATAACTCGTCGCTTGAACTTTGACAACAAAGGCTTTAGTAGTTTGAATCGTTTAGAATCGTAGGCCTTCAACTTTGTTGACTCATCGATTACCAACATCTGAAATGGCCACACGCTCAGCTTTGCCAATTTAGGCAATAACCAAATCAAGCCTTCAAAGTTGATAAGGTACACGTCCGCCTTCTTCTTCAAGTCAGCGTCTTTATTAGGCCCATGTAGTGTAATGAACTTAAAGTGCTCGAAATCAATCCACTTCTCTGCCTCTTGCGCCCAAGTAAATTTAATAACACGTAATGGGGCAACAATTAAGACGGCATTGACTAGGCCTTTGTTCTGCAGTATTTTGAACGCAGCTAGCAGGGACGATGTCTTGCCTTTACCGGGCTTTAGCAGCAACCCGCTGCCGGGCATCTGCAAGATATGCTGCACGGCTTCCTTTTGGTAGTCATGCGGCACCCATGGCTGCGGCGGTACCCAGTTGGTAAGGTCAGTCATTCTGGCGCAACCTTCCTCAAACTATGGTGTATGCAGAAGTTTATGGCGTCTTCATGTGATGAAGTTACTAACACAGGCACATTACAAGACTTTAAATAGGCTATAACATCTTCCTGGTGCGCTGAGGTATTCTTCTCGCGCCCAGGCGCTTTGAGTTCAACATAAACTGACAACCCATTAGGCAGCGGTATCAACCTGTCAGGCCATCCAGAGTTGGCTATTGCCTTGAGCTTAGCACTACGTAGGCCTAGCTCCTTCTTAAGTCGTGCTACAAAGCGCCTCTCAACATCCCTCTCAAGCATAGGGTTCTCCATGGTCAGATTCGTGGCAGTAGTCCGGCGGAGGTACTTGGTCAGACGGGTCTACCCACGAAGGACAGCCGCAGAACCTGCACTGGAAAGGCCTTGGACGCTCATTACTGTACAAGGTGTACTCACCATCACCGTTTTCGCAAAGGTCCTCATAGCATTCAAAGTGCATCCTGTTGTCATACCAGCTACCTTCGTACCGGCCTTTTTGGTGTGAGTACTCAGTGCCCTTGTGAATAGTTTCGCCGCAGTACGAACATCTGTGACTTTTGGCAGCCTTACGTGTTATAGCGTTATTATAGAAGTTGCCCACAGCTAATCCGATACTTTGCAAGGAGGTGGGTTCGTGTCGAAGCGAACAGCCCGAATCGTGTCTACACCAAGCAGCATAGCCTTCATCAGTCGGTGCCGCCCATCGAGCAACTCCCCGTCCTCGTCGAGTATAATGGGGTAGTCTAAATCAGCTTCGTTGACTGCGCGAATATGCATGGTCATCTGACGCAGCGTAAGTTTCTCGTATGTGTAGTACAAGCTCAGATGGTTCAGTGGCACGTCCATAATAGGCAGCTTACGTGCTAGCTCATGAAGTCGTGACACGTCCCAGCTGTGCCGTCCTAAGCTACACATCTGATCTTTGGGTTGGTGCCAGTCAGGTATTTTCATGGCAGGTCCTTTAGCTTGCCATTCATCAGCGCCTTTATGCCTGCACTGTAGGACAATGAAGGCACATCAACAAGCGCTACAATGCTTACCTTGCCGAGTCTAGGTAGTGGCATCCAAAGATGCTCTGGTTCGACAGACGGCAGATCTTCTACACCATACCTAAACCAAAACGGTGGTTCGTCATCCGATTCATCGTAGATGTAGACCTCGTGCTGCACAACGTCATTGATGCGTATCAAGCACCTATCTCCAATATGCGGTCTTTTATCGGCAATTCTTGCCCACTCATTAGCTGACATGCTTCTTCCAATCTCGGTTCATGTACCCAAAGTCGCGTGGCTCAGTAACTTCCTTCGTCTGGTGGCATACACCGCACTTGCCAATGTGGTACGTAGACACACCTGGAAGTACTCTGCAACCATACTTTTTGCCGCACTCAAAGCACACAGCGCTAGGCTGCGTAGAGGAACTCGCTCTCGTTTTTGGCATCGAAGTCTTTCATATTGTGAAGGTTAGGCCCAAATGAGCCATCTGCTAGCAACGGAGCGTCTAGCTTTATGGACTCCATGCAGCTTTGAAGGATAAGCGACTCAGACTGCGCGTGCTGTCTAGGCACTGAAATCACGATTTGGTCATGCACGGTAAGAATAAATCGACCATGCACTCGGCGCTTGGCATATTCAATAATAGTCTCTTTGGTGATATCTGCCGAACTTCCTTGAATGAGGTAGTTCAATAGCTTGTAGTCGAACGTTCTCCACCGGCCATCAATGAAGCGCGCTGGTTCAACATAGTAAATACGACCACCCCAAGTCCTGAGCGGTTGGTTGGCTCTGGCACGAGCTTTTAGCATGCCAATTAAGTCTTCAAGGCCCGGCAGCACTGCCAAGTAGATACGCTTGACTTCCGCCGCCTCGTCGCGCGAAGTGCCTAGTCCACCTGCCAGCGCGTCTAGTCCGCTGCCGTAGAGAATAGAGAAACTAACAGTCTTCGCATGCTTTCTTGTAAAGGCAATGGAAAGCAACTCAGAAATGGTATCTGCTGCGAACTGGTGCAAGTCTTGCGTCGGGTCATCTTTGTACGCTTGTAGCAGCTTGCCATCCTCGTAGTGGGCAAGTACGCGTAGTTCTTGGGATGCGAAGTCATAAGAAATTAGTACCTCGTCTTCGTCAGGTAGAATGTAGCTCCGTACATTAGGCAGTGCAGGGAACTCATCTTTCAGCCACTCTTCCCACAGGGTTAGTACTGCGGTGAACTTGTGCGACTTCAAAGTAGGTATGTTCATGAAGTTAGGCGACGAACTCAGTCTACCAGTACGCGCACCACCATCGTCACCGCGAGTTGTGTTCCATTGGCACCGAATTCGTCCACCACCAAGTGGGTGTGTGGCTTGCGTCAGCCAAGGCCGCATGAAGGTGTTGACGCAGGTGTGTATCGATGCCCTGTATTGCATCACAGCCAACAACTTGCCGGTCAGTCCTTCAAGCGTCTTCTCCATGTTCACCTTGGAGGTAGATCGCTTACCGGTCTTAGTCAGTGTCCATACAAGCCCAGGATGCACTCTGTCAATGGCGTCTGCAAGTTGTGCATCTGAGTTAATGTTGAATGGTTCGCAGCCCAACATCTGGAAAAGGAGTGCATCAATTTTATTCAATGCAATATCGTACTTCGCAATATCACGAGTCAAGCCATCGACGTCAACGCGAATACCATCGCGTGTATTTTCGAGCATTTCAGGCTGCAAACGCATCTCGCGAAGGTAAGCGTCCCACATACCAGCCTCTTCAATCTTGGCTTTGTAGTAGTGGTACAACTTCATTGTGCGCTCGACGTCACCACAGGCGTACTCACCCACTAAGTTGCCTGGGCAGAGCCAAATAAACTCGCCATACTGTTTAGCGCCACGTTTGATGTAGCCTTGCGCCACGCAGTACTCTCTGAGCTTGTCAGACTCCTCAGGTGGCATGCCAAGCAGCTTCTCGGATAATGGCTTCAGAGCGTACGTAATGGCATGGGGATCACAGAGAAAAGCCATTACCAAAGTATCATGCATTTGGCCGCTAGCTTTTAGTGGAAGTTGCCATTTCATATGCGCAACATACGAGTCAAATGGATTGTTGTGCGCAATTAACTCCACAGTTGGGTCGTTCCACAACCGTGTCAGTACGTCTTTGGCGTACTCCTCAGTACAGTTATTTTCTTCAGGATGTCCCCAGCGCAGATATTCCGACGCTTCGCCCTCCTTATAAAGGGCAATACCCACGGGACTTGGCGGGTATACTGGAAGTTCTTCGATCGGTTGAGTCTCAAAGTCCCATGCTACGAGCATTATTGTTATCCCAAGTTATATAAAGTGAGCGCTAGCTCAAGGCTCCGACCTTAGACGATTCGGCGACTTCCGCCAACAGCGGCGTTCTTCCCCTGAACTACAGAGCATTCCCGACTAGGAAGCCAGCGCTCACAGTGCAGCGCCCTACCTTATGCTGTTGACCAGTTCCACGGCCTTCACGGCTGATGTAGAGTGCACGGGGTTCAATAAGGCACTGCACTGTGAGTCCCCGTCTTTCCGGGGTGCCATCAACTTTTTGTGTACTATTGCTTGGCCACGCACCTAGGACTTAGCGTACCTCATACTGGCAAAGTTGACAACTCCGCTGCTCTGTGTTGCTTGTTTGGTGACCGTCTTTCCGGCCTGCCATGACTTACGGGCTCAGTGCCAAACTGAGGAGATGCCTGTGTTCAGCAGGCTGCCCTTAGAACGGCAATTTACCCTTAGCAAGGTCACGCCGTTCTCTTTCACGCCGCAGTACATTGTACCGCGAATATAGCCGGTCAATGATGCGGATGCGGTTCTTTCCATTCTGCTCAGCCTTCATGAGGAACTGAACAGTGTCCTCATCGTTGAGCTGACCGAGCAAGCCCTGAAGAGTTGCCCATGAGTTCAAGTCGGACAACATGCCCTCGCGCTCAGGACTCAGGGTTGAGATATTAGGCAAACTGACTTGACTCATGGTGCCTCCTTAGAACTTTTCGCTCTGGGCTTTTTCAACCAGAGTGGGGTACGGGAACTTCACAGTTTCCTTGGCTTTGTTGTGGCAACGAATCAATGCATTGACCACCGGGCCGGTAGGAATATTCGCCTTGCACTTCAGCATGACCTTGAACTGCGTCTTTTCATCTGGCTCAGTGGAGATTGTGGTGATGACGGCAAATGGCGGACGCTTAAACTCGGTAGCCACAGCGTGCACGTACTTACCCCAGGACTTAACGCTAGTCACAGGGAGCTTGGCGTAAATCTGCTCGATGCCCATGATCTTGTCAGGGTCATTGATAGCATCTGCCGGCAACAGCGCGAGGCGGCGCACGTTCTTGCACTCTTTGCCCGTGCCGTCGCCTTTCCACTGGTTACGTGGGCAGAGCAGACAGCTCTCACTCTCAGGCGTCTTGACATCAGGATGTGGTGCCATGGTGTCTTCGTCTTCGCCAAACGCGTAGCACTTTGGCGGCACGGTGTTGTTCGGGTCGTACTTGCCAGGGTAGTAGGCGTTTTCTATAGTCGACGCAATGACGATGCAATCCAGTTTGTTCCCGGCGCACGGATTGCCATTGATCTTCATAATGCCAGCCTTCATTGATACGAAGGTACCACCAAGAGCTTCTTGCTCAGTAGCCTCAACAGCATACTTGGCCAATTCATCTTCGTAATTAACTAGCGCAGTGGACTCTTCGGCTTTCACCTCAGCGTCAAGCACTTCTACTTCTGACTTCACTTCTGCAACTTCTTTCTTTGCCATGTTATGACCTCTTTGTGAGTGACAACTTCGGTTTGTCAAAGGTTTCAATACCTTCGATTACTTCGCCGGCTTCCCAGCGCTCTTTTACTGCTTTACCAGATAACTTCTTCGCCAGCAGATCAAAGGCGTCATGCTCTTTGATATACTCCCAAATCTTCGGCCAGCCCTCCTTAGTGGCGGTAGGCACTTTTTCAACCCTGTACGAGGCATTAGCCTTTTCGCCCATACCGCCAGTAAGTTTGGAATCACGTAGTTTACCAATGATGTGCAGAGTGTACTTGGCCTCAGTACGCTTGCGCTCAGCGATCTCTTTGCCAAGCATGATGCGCTGAGAGCGTAGCACGAACAACTTATCTATGCACTCACCGACGTCAGCAGGAAACTCCATTGGAGCTTCTTCAAGTTCGCCAATACCGTACGATGGGTCAAAGTCGTCATCGTCATCAAAATCTTCGTATGCCATTACTTGCCCCTGTTCATTTCAAAGTAACCTTGGCGGGCCCACTTGCACACCAGAATACTGTACGTGAGCTTGCCTTCCATTAGTACAGCCTTTGATGGGTGAAGGCTAACGCGAATCACCTTACCTGCTTTGTTAATCGGCTTACTCTTGGTCATAATTACTCCGTGAATAAAAGTGGTATTACAAACAACACGAGCATTACCGCTAGCATGATTTGGTCGTAGCTCACATACATACTCGTCTCCTAAAAAGATGGTGGACTTACATCAAGCATTGCTGCGACTGCCACCATTAAAAACCGCTGGAGGGAGGGCCAGCGGGGCACGAGCGCCTAAGCTGCGAGCAGCTCAAGCGCTTTATTAAAGGCGCGTTCTTTCAAGTCCGCGCCACCGAGGAACCATGCATTGTCCAGCCGACGTGACTGATCTTTGCCCTTATGCCAATCAATGTACTCAGTAACAGCATTGACCATTCCAAAAGCTGTACCTTTAGCACTTACCAAATCAGAACCTCTGCCACCTCCGTCAAACAACTGAAGCACTTTAGCGATGGTCTGAATGGCAGGCTGTTCATCAACGGGCTTCGTCTTGTCACCAAACAAACTAATCACGAAGTCTACTGCCTCACGGTTAGTTACTTTGCGCTTGGCTAGCGCGTCAACCTTGTCAGCGAACTCGGCCCAACTGTCAGTCAATCCCAACTCGCTTTGAACTGCATTGACGTCAAACATGGATGAATGACTCACACGCACACCAAGCTCATTTTTGTTGGCGAGTGACATGGACAGTGTGTTATTGCAGACGACACGAACTGAGGTACGCTTAGCAATAGTACGTAATGTTCCATCGCAACTAGTCGCTAGGAGTACGAAGTCTTGCAACAAGTCTTGCCCCATGATACGTACTTCGTTACCGGTACGCGCAAGCGCCCAATATTTCGCGCCTTGAAAAAGCACGCCAGCCGCCTCCAAGGCCCAGCTATGCTTTTCGGTCAAATTCCTAAAGAACTCAAGCACATCCAGAGGTTGAACAACACGATAACGACTGCCAACAACTGAAAGTGGAGCAAGCGTGTCATCACGGTACAGTACTTTGCGACTCGGAAAGGTTTGCATGTCGACATCTTTTCCTGTGTTGAACTCAACGTCAGCCTCATTGATGTGGAAGTTAAGCCCAGCCTCTTTTGCCCAAACTTCTAACGGAGCGCCTTCTGTTAGTCTGTTTCCAGTGCCATGCCAAGGGGTGTCACCTACGAAAGCCATTGAGGTTTTCCCTGTTGCATCTACATATAGCTCATGTGCCAAGATATTCTCCTTTTATTTAACTATTTACTTGCGAACAAATACATTATAACGCAGTTTTACAGTTAAATACCACCAATAACAAATTTATTTCGCTTTCGTATATTGTCAACGCCAGGTAGTACTTGCAAATTAGTTTCTACATGCAAACCAGACACTAGCGCACCTTGTAGCGGAATTATATGGTCCACGTGGTGCGGTATACCTGTAACAGACGATAGTCTACAAGCCTCTTTGTAAAACTCAGCTATTTTTGAGTTGCCAGCCCAAGATACAGACCTGTTTATTTTTGCTGCTCTTTTACAAGCATACATGGCGTCTGCCGCATCTTTGTGTGTTTCGCGCCACGTCTTTACTGCTAGCTTCCTAGCTGCTTTGCCCGCTTCAGTTCTGTAGTACGCCAGTGAACTTTGCTTGTTGCTCTCCTTACCCGCCTCAGTTTGCTTGCGTGCTCTAGACTGTGCATTTGATGCAGCTCTACCATCCGCTGTAGACCTACGCGCCTGCTGGTCAAATTTGCTTACCACAGACTTGCGCACTCGGCATGTATTACCAATAGGTTTACCATGATGCACAACCCAAATACCTTGCGCGGCCTCCTTAGCTTAGCCACAGATTTTACAAACCCTAGAGTTCATTTTGAACTGAGAATCCTTGCAATAGTAGCCTCAGGGCCCACGAACTCAGCGGGCTTGCCTGCGTCCACCACGCCTTCCACGTGGCGCTTGGCTACTTTGGCCTTGACCTTAGTCATGTTGGCAGTATGTACAGCTTGCATGCACTCGATAATCATTGCATGCGTAAGGCCCATCTTCCAAAGGCTACCGATGGCAAAGTACATCAGGTCAATTGTCGCATCAACACAAGACACCACATCGCCTTGCCCCATTGCGCCAACTAGCTCATCAACCTCCTCTCGCAGGCACTTAACCAAATGTGTAGCTTCCGCCACAGGCATTGGCTGTACTGGTCTGCTGGGTATTTCCAGCAGGTCACGATTAAAGGTAATGACGTCTGCTACAAAGGTCTCATACGTAGGTTTCACAATAAACTCCAGCTTCGTTAAGTATTGCCTTGCTGCACTCAAAATCCAGCTTCCACTTTTCGGAAACTGGGAAGAACTGCGGATAGTACACTTGCACGATGCCAGCTTGGACAATAAGCCGTGAGCACCTGGCGCAGGGCATAGACTCAGTTATGAGCATGTAGCAATTTTGCGTCGCATGCCCAATTCTTGCTGCCTGCGCTATTGCATTTTCTTCCGCATGGCTCATGTAAAACTGCTTGTAGGGCTCCCCATAACGGTAAGCATTGTCATACACGCCGCGTGGTGGGTCATTGTACCCGGTGGACACAATACACATATCAGGACTAAGTATGATTGCCCCGATTTTGCGCTTTGGGTTCTTAGACATAGCACCGACTGCTTGGGCTATTAGCATGAACTCTTTGAAGTTTTTCATTTCATCGCCTCGTTCTCACATTTCTCGTGCAGTCTGCCAATCTCGTCGGTTTTCTTCTTGAAGAGTTTGTACTCTTTAGAGTCAAGCGGTAAGAAGCTAGTGAAACACGCCTGCATCCAGCGCAGCTCGGTGAGTAGCTCTGAAATGCGACGGAAGTCGTCTTTCTGGAGTATGCCACTGTCGAACTCTCTGCGCAATACTTTTACCGCAGCCTCATCAGTGATGTCTTGCATTGACTTTATAGCTGCAGGGTACATTGCAAACAGCTCTTCAGACAAGGCTACCTTGAGCGGAAGATTTACAATTTTGCCATCCTCACTCACGGCTAAGGACACGGCCACAGCTATGCCCTCTAGTGTAGCTTGGTTTAATTTTACAAGACTCACTTTTGCATGCTCCTCAAATACTCAATGGTTTTCTTTTGGGCAGCAACAACCATTTGCTCCCGTTCAAACCAGGTTTGCGTCTGAGCCGCAACGACCGTCATGCCCGTCAGCGTACCACGTAGCTCACTGATTTTGGTATGTAAATCCTCAAGCTTACCACGCCGAATTATTACCCATGGGAACTTCATTTCAGCCACCCAAGTAGCGTTTGAATATCAACCTCGAATCCAGCGGCGTTACGATGACCCCCTCCCCCGAAGGACTTAGCGATAGCCGATACATCGTAGTCCCCGTTGGATCGAAGGGAACAGTTGGCAGCGGAACCAGTTTTTCCAAGAGTCCAGCAAAGTCCGAAGGTGCCTGATTGGTTTGCGAGTGCATGCCCTACGTCCGAAGTAAGGTGGGGTGGGCAGTTGGCGGTGAGGCCGGGATAGGCAGTATGCTCGGTATACTCACCAAGGCATCCAGCTATACTTTCAGTTCCGCGCACAACAATTCGGCATGCTCTCGCTGACCTATTAGCCACGCTCTGCACGTTCTGGTCGTGAGCGCGTAGGATGGCTTCGCCTTGGTCGTAGCATTCATGGGTTGGGTACTCGTCACCCATGCCAATTTCTGCCCATTGACTGAATGACCAGGGTTGTAAGCTGAACAGCCAAGCAGAGAACTCTTTTGTTCCACTAATCTTGAATTGCCAACGATCACGGTCGTCGATCATGCGAATTGCCATTGGGATTTCTTCTTCGGGGTTAAAGTATTCCCAAGCGAGGACTGCGCCTGACTTCCAGTTATTTAGCCGAATGTCCTTTCCTGGTCCGTATACGGCGTATGATTTCTGCGGATCAGTAAGGAACTCACTTAGCGGAAAGTCTGAATCTTCTTTGAGCCACATCTCGAACGCCGACTTATGATGGTCGAGCCACACGACGCGCCTAGCATGCGCAAAAATGAAGTCCATGATTGGCTTCTTGAAGCTGAAGTCAAGGATGTAGACGTCACGCTTTTCTTCAGGCGTAGATATGACGTAAAAGTTGCCCTTCATGTCCACAAGTCTGTAGGTGTGGAACTCAGCTGCTAGCTGCCCAATGGCAATACCTGCGTCGTAACCAAGCGGCACGTACTCAGCATCGTCTCCAAACTTCAGCCAGGCGGCGAACGCAGCACCGAACCCATCAGGGCAATTGCCATGAAATAAAATAAGTGGTTTGTTCATTTTGTAGCCCTCTTAGTTGTCAATGCCCGACCTAACGGCCACTTTTTAAGTCGATACCAAAGCGCACTATCAGTTACTCCTAGCAGCTTAGCCCAGTCAATAATAATGTTTTACCATTAAAAGTAATAGGCCTACAATTACTTTGATTTCTGTGCTGCTCGGCAAAAGTAGCCCACCTTACATTTCCTGGTTCATAACCTTTTGTGTTTTCAATACGGTCAATTGTATGCTCGTTGCTTGGTGGGTCTGGCATGTACTCAGCAAAACTAGCATACTCTTGCCACGCATCGCATAGTAAGCCTCTGTAGGCCGGCAAGCTAGACTTGCCACAACATCTCCTTTTAATTTGTCGCCATGTTCTATACTTCTTGCTGAACGACCCTCCAGTTGCCGCTTCTCCATGCTTTTTATGTCTAGCATTTGTGCAGCCGCAGCACGTAGAAGTTCCCGCCCGCAGATGCTGCGCCCGCACTACCCGCTCGGTGCCACACTCACACCTATATTGCCAAGAGGAAACAGGGGCAGAAGCACGCGAAATTACATGCCATTTGCCAAATAGTTTACCTTGTAAGTTTATCAATGCACCCATAGTAATTTCCTTGCTAAAATTTAATCATAGCACAATTACTGTAATAAACGCTGCCTAAATCAGTCTATAAGTGTTGCAACTGGGTTCATAACAATGCCTCAATCATAGCCTCAAGTGCAATTAACCTGCGAATAACCTCAGTATGACGGTTGCTCTGTTCTCGCATCACCTTCTGAAAGGAGCGCAACGCGAGTTGTTGCTGTAGCTCAATATCTGCTACAGACTCAAACAATGCAATGCGCGCAGTTTCAAGTGCACAGACGGCTTGTGCCCTATCCGTTAATGTGACATTCATTGTTTTTTATGTACTGTGAAGGTAAAAGAGTCGTTGTTATTGTCAAGTCGTAGCATCATGACAAATTGACTGGTGTCATCAATCTCAGACATAGGTACCTGAATGCATCCGCCAAGGCGATTAACTAACACAATAAGCAACTGGTTCTTCATCGCTTCAATTGCTGCTATATGCGCTTCGTTATCAGCAAATACTTTACCAGCTTCAGTGATCTTTCCCATTTTGAGTCTTCTCCTCAAGTTTATAGGCACGTTGTAAGTCTTGCGCAAAAGCTGCTTGGCATGTCAGCTCAATACCGTCTCGCATTGTGGTGCAATCATCCGTGTAAAGCTGCTGCGTCATGACTTCAGCTCTTGCCATTGGTGGTGGCAACCGCTCTGGCGGGTTTGTAAAGGTGAAACTGAGCAGTACATCAAGAATATCGAACAATACAGGCGAGCTCATTGCGTCCTCCGTGTATAACGTAAAACTAAAACGTATTAGAAATGTTCGTGTTTTTTAAGTCAGTAAGCTAATTGCTTAAGCGCGACGAAACCTTTTCGACTGTCGCTACCGATGGATTGCTGATTTGCTCGATTGTGCATTAGTTTATACGCCGAGACAAAAAGCTTGCGCGCGAAGTGCATAGAAGTCAGCATACAACTGCTTAGCTTGAAGCTCACAGACACTAGCTTCAATTCTGTACAGTTTGACCTTAGGAATCTTAGCGCTTGGCACTGGGTAGTATATTACCGTAAGCCAAGCCATTTGCGTGTGGCCCTTGGCTACTTTAGCTATACACGACACAATAACCAGCGCAACAATGAGCCCCAATAAGAACGAAATAGCTGTCCTGTGCACCTTAGGACCAAGCGCTCGACCGTACACCCTAATAAAGAACTGTAGCATTTGTGTTACCTCCTTAACATACAGCCCGTAACATCACAGGTTGTGTAGTAAAGATTACATAACTACATTGTATCACAATTACATCGTAGCCATTACTGCCTTGCACAAATATTTATCCGTCCAGTCTTGCCCCAACAGCCAGTTCTTATAGCTATAAGGCAACTCAGTAATGGGCATGCCTTCATGCTTCCCAAAGTCCATCTTGGTTGGTATGCGGCAACGCTCTGATTCTTTCCACATTTCTTCGAAGGTACTGAACTCAATACCTTTTGCCAAAATAATTGTGCTTAGTTGGTCAAGCACGTGTGCGCAGTTCATAATATCATCCGAGGCACGGTGCGCGCCTTTGATCATTTCGCGCGCCTCACGTGGCTCGAAGAAGTGGTACATCAATGCGGACTGTGAGTGCGAGTCTAGGTCAGGCAAGTGATGCCTAGCTAAGGCTAAAGTACAGATGCGCTTCAGCGGCCCATCATCTGGGTAGCCAATCGACTCCATATCGAAGTCGATCTTATGCCCGATCACGTACTCAATGCCTTCAGGAAAGCGGAACTCACATTCAGGAGTCTGCCCATCAACCTCAGACTGCAGAATGTGGTGCGTAGCCATAGCGCCAAGTGAGATGGGCATGCCTGGGTCGAACAACCCCTGAAACTCATCGCCAGTTAGGCTAATCTCACCGAACACCTCGGCATCATCCAGCATACACCATGCCGCCTCAATGATCTTGCGTGGCTGCTTAGCACTGGTGGTCTCTGTGTCAAATACAATTGCCTTTGTCATTTCTATTCCTTCTTGGTTGGTGGTACTACGGGATCAGTATAATTATCGAGCAGCCGCTTGTAATGCACACGGGCTTTGAAAAGCTTAAGCTTACATTCAAGTTGACCTTCCCTATCTTGTGCACCAGCCCATGAATTTGCTACTTCAGCCTCTACAAGATTCTGCACCGCCCTGTTAAGCTTAGCTCTCGCACTTCTGTTCATAACTCAACCTCCTTCAGTTGAAACTTATCAATGAGTGGTAGGAACTCTTTTTCGTTGAGGTGCATGCCGAACCAAAGCCCTACTGACTCATTGATAAGCTTGCGAGCCTCAAGGTACGTGGCAGCCTCTATTCGAGAGTGCTCACCACCTACCTTGAGTGGCCAGCTATAACTGACGTACGTAATCACTGCAAGGTGTCGGTGGATGGCCCAGTAGGCCATTGTGCAACATTGCGCCGAGCGGTACACCTTTCGCAATTACATGTTAGGCTTGCTTCTGCGTACATCTTGTCTAGCTCCTCATGACTTGCAACTTTGCTCACAGGCACTAGCCCGTACTTCTTGAGCGTAGCAGCAATTTCTGTGGGCATCGGTGCCTCTGGCGTCAAGACAGTAAGCGCCATTATAGCGTGGCTAAAGGCATGCTCGTACATGTCTCCGTCTTCAATAGTGGACAAAATTTCAGCAGCCTCTGCTATGAGCCTAACTGCCTTGCCTGCTAACATGTGCTTAACGGCACTCTTTACATCTTTTTCCATATCCTACTCTCTAGTTTCTTCAAGGTTACTCCAAGCAGTCATGATACGCTCAGAGTCGTTGAAATAGAACACGTATGAGCCTGCTGCAACTACAGAACTAGCGTCTACGTATTCAAGTCCGCCATAGTACCGAGCACTGCCATTTTGAGAAGCAGGTATTGCTATCCACGTAGGACCCCGCCACATAGTAGACGCGGTACGTCTGTCAAAGCCTAACTTCTCTGGGTTTACAAGTTGCCCAACTCGGTTAAGCAAGGCCTCAACTATGTTATCAAGGCTACTCCTAAACTCATCGACATCGACATCATTAAGTTGTCTCTCAACTACTTCGTCATCTTCCATGTCCTACTCTCCTTATCCCAAGTGCAAAGTGAATACAGTGAATTCAAATCCGGCTGAGCTTGCGGATGATCTGCACTGCATACCAACCAATGTTTGTCCCAGTAGCAAAACAAGCCAAACTCACGCGCCTCAGCAATACCGGGAAATTCTCCGGTCCATGGCAGGTCAGGCAAATCAGTGATGTGCCCACAAGTCAGACGTTGCCCGCCGCACTCAGGGCAACACTCAATGTCGCATCCCCCTTTGTGTGAATTACCTTGCTCGCAGGCACAGTCAGGGCAGCAACCTGGTTTCTTTTGCCCAAAGCGCATTTTCACTTAGTTGCCTCCAAACGAAGCTCGATCATGTTCGCCATTCCGAGGTACAGCTTTCCGTTCTTGCTGTCCTCACCGTGTGTCTCAATGACCTTCTCTCGGAACTGGTAAAGTGTCCCGGTGAAGCATCCGCAAACGATACGAATACCAAGTTCTTTATCGATGAACGCCGTGGTTGTGCGGAATTCAGCACCGAACCCGGAGAATGCGCAGATAGCCTCTATGGACTCGACCTGCGCATTGCCATAGACCTGCGCATTGCTATAGACCTGCGCATTGCCAGAGACCCGCGCATTGCCAGAGACCAGTGCATTATCATAGACCAGCGCATAGCCAGAGACCTGCGCATCACCATAGACCTGCGCATTGCTATAGACCCGCGCATTGCCAGAGACCCGCGCATTGCCAGAGACCCGCGCATTGCCGTAGACTAGTGCATTATCATAGACCTGCGCATCACCATAGACCAGCGCATAGCCAGAGACCTGCGCATCACCATAGACCAATGCGTTGCCATAGACCTGCGCATTGCCAGAGACCTGCGCATTGCCAGAGACCCGCGCATTGCCGTAGACCTGCGCATTGCCAGAGACCAGTGCATTATCATAGACCAGCGCATAGCCAGAGACCTGCGCGTCACCATAGACCCATGCGTTGCCATAGACCTGCGCATTGCTATAGACCCGCGCATTGCCAGAGACCTGCGCATTGCCAGAGACCCGTGCATTATCATAGACCTGCGCATCACCATAGACCCATGCGTTGCCGTTGTGGCTGAGACACTTCTTAGCCGCAACCCACCCGCCAACATCGCTAGATGAAACGACGCCGGTGATTGTAACGAGTGCGCGAATCTGGTGAAGTGTCACGCCGAAGTGGTTTTTTGTTTCTCCGGTGAATTCGTATTTTTTCATTTGGCGGCCTCAATATTTATTGAGCCGCAGTCATAGGACTTCTCACCTGTGCGTAGACTGTGAATAGCAATGCCTGTACCATTGTACTTGGTAGCTTCATCGGCTGTAAGTTCACGTGTAGCTACCTTAGGAAACTTAACATCACAGAATCCAAGCCCGAACACCCACATACCAACGTAATCCGTATCGGTTTCACTGTGCACAACACAGAGGTCTGGCTCATCACGACTGATGTCACCTAGCATGTGAATGGCTGTAGTAGCCATCATGTATTTTGATTTCATGGCTGCAATACCAATGCGCAACGAATGTTAGCGACGGCAATTTCTTGGGCAGCTGCTTTGAGCATAGCATCAACTAGAATTTCAGAGTCAATCTTGTTACGGTGGCACCATTCGTACACGTCTGCCTGTAGACGATCTGGGCAGAAATCTCCACTGGCATTAAAGTTAAATGCAATGCGCGTATCACCATTATCATCAGTGGATACTGATACCATGTGACGGTTAAGCACTATGTCCATTGGATGGATATTACGTGACACTTCTGCTGCTTCTGCCTCTATTGCGCAGTAAGGTGTCTTGGTCATTTTTCTACTCCTCATATTCGTTGGCTTTGACGGCGTGTTCATCGCTGTACCGTTGAAACAGTGCACTCATGTGGTGTAACCCAGCGGCTCCAAACGAAGCTGCCGTTTGCTTCCAATACTTCGCAAGATGCAGATGATACTCTTTCATTTTTAACTCCCATTTGTGTTTAACTGCGAACAATTACATTATAGCGCAGTTGCGCAACTAAATTCAGCCAGAGTTAAAAAATATTTACTTGACAGACCACTTTTCAGACTCTTTAAGCAGCTCTTTGAAGCCAACAATTGCTTTGGTACGCATCTCACTACGGTGCTCTGAGAACCAGGCACTGAGCCTCTGAGTGGGGGTAGCAATGGCTGCTTTTTGAGAGGTGCTCAGACTTTTGTACCCGTCAGTTCTATGCACAACTGCGGCATACGTTGAGCCGATGTAGACTGTCTTTGTCAGCCCCTTTTCTACCATCTCCTTCATTTCCTTAGGAGAGCTAGCAATCAGCGCCCCTGGATGCCGCTCTTTGAATAGCTCAAAGCAAGCATTCCTAACAATCTCAGGTGCGTTGTAATCTGCGTAGGCTACATCAGGCACCTCGTCGTAGATCATCTGTGCAAGCGTGGTGGGTGTCTCGAAGTGCATCCACATGCGAGTAGTCACTAGCTTCAGATTCCAGCCATCAACTGTTTGGCGGTCACGCTCAAGCTTCACTGCGCCTGGTTTTAAGTTGTAGCCATGCTTGAGCTCAGTATCACAGATAAACAGTCCGCCCACGTAGAGCTTACCAGGTTTGTCAATTAGTATGATACCTTCTGTGGTTTCCTTAATCTCACCAATATCTCGCTGCATCTGCAGACACGAGTCAATGATGCCCTCTTTGATTTCTTCAACGCCCCACACTATGAATGTAAGGCCTTTGTTACTTCGATCAGACGCCGTATGCTGGTCAATACACAGCACCTCTTCACCAAAGGTACGTGACATGCGAAAGCAAGGCGTCCATACTAGGCCGCCATTAAGTACCTCAGTGTTATACCCCAGGCGTGTAAGGACGAGCAGCGCAATTTTATAGCCTTCGCCAAAGCTACCGATCGCCGTATCACTACTCACTTTGCTCGTGGCGCCGAGTAGTAAAGTCTGCGGTGTCAAAGTAGAGAACTCACTCTGCAGCTTAAGACCAAGTCCTTGCTCTGACTGAATGAACTCGTACTTGAACGGTGACTCGCTGTCTATTGCGTTCTGTATGAGCTCGCGTATTGCTTCCAGCACGCCCCAATTACTGACGTAGTTCCGCGTTATAGACAGCTGGAACGTTTTACCGAACAGTGCTCCAGCGGCATTGGTAAGCCCGTTTTGGTTCATTTTCTTTTCCTAGTGTAGGCCATAACTCGCCTTGCCGTTTTAGGTAGTCTTGCTCAAGCACAGTAACGGGACGACCTTCAAGAATGCAGAAGTCAAGCGCCACCCATGCAAGCACTCTAACACGGCGTAATGATCTTGGATGCTTTGGTCTTTCCTCTGAGCCACTCATCAATAACTCCTTGCGCCTCGTTCATGAAGTCAATATAAGCTTGCGGAATGCCTTCGTCACGCCCGCCAAACAGTTCAATTAGCGGGTCAACGAACTCATTAATGCGGAAGCCGCCGTACTCGTTAGCGTCCACATACATATGAAGGTCTGCGAAGCACTTTATATCAGTGGCGTCGACGATGCCTACATGAATGTCATTGATGATGCCCATCTTCATAGACGCTATGACAGACCAGAGTAGCGCTTTGCGCCAGGTAGCTTCACGATCGGTGCTCATGAGTCAAACCCAAACACAATACGTACTTCACCATGTTTATCAACTAGGCGCTGCACTTCATCTGTGAAATACTTGAACTCGTCGGTCTCAGACACAACCCACTTAACTTGTACGTAAGTAGTGTCTTCTTTGATGGAGGCTGGGTTAGGCGCAACTCTTATGTTAGGCCCGGCAATACCACCACTACAAGCAGTAAGTGGAGACTGTTTGTCCCAATCATTGTACTGCTCAATGCTAATGACACCAGTGCGCTCTACAGGCGCCTTGTGAGCTGACAGCACCTCAGCGCCAGTAACGTAGGAGTAACTGTGGTAGCCCATCCAGAAACCGCTATGCTCGTAATCACCCCACTTATCTGGCTCAGCAGCTAGCCCACCGCCATGCATCTCGCCATCAACTTGAAAGTCCATAGGAAACCCACGCTTATTGGACAGGGGCGTAATGGGCGCATGCGTAATCACGCCAGCAAAGCCATAGCCATTACGCACATTGCCAAGCCATGCAAATAACATGTAGTGCCTGTTTTGTTCCCAGTTGCATGACACATCAACCCACTTGCCGTCTTTCTTTGCTTGCGCTACTGCATGAATGTCAGTTCCCATCACAATCTCCAATCGAGTTAACCTGCGAACAATTAAATTATAACGCAGTTACGCGAATAAATTCAACCAAAGCAAAAACTATTTTTCAGTTCGTTTTTCAATGAACTCTTTAAGGGCTCGTTTGCGTCGCTTATACTCAGGCGTAGGATCACTCCCTTGCTGGTCATAGATGCTGTGTACTAAATGTACCTCAATGCCAACCACCTTATTGATCAAGCGCTTAAGTGTACGAGCCTCAGACTTAGTTAACTTGGCAATCATGCTGCACTACCTCCCAAATTGTTGGTTGTGTGTACCGATTGATACTCTTCTCTTTAGCATGCACGACGCCCTCAGCACTAAGCCTGTAGAGCACTCTGTTTACCCGCACGCGGTGCATACCAGTGGCCTTGACAATATCAGGCACGGTGAATGTTCGCAGTTCGGTAGCTACACGCCACACTACGGGTTTGCATGTACCGTATAGCTCACTGGCGCCGCCTGATGCGTTACCTGTATTTGCGTACGAAGTACGTGGCGCTGAGGCTAAAAGCCCAGGCAACAATGTTGAAAGCAGGTTCATTTTGGCATAGTCCCTTCAATTGGTTTAGAGTAATCATTGCCGACCACCCGCTCATTAATATGCTTAATGGACAGACATTTTGTACAATAGTACTTATCCTCATAGACTCGTTCATGCGCTCCTGACCCAGGTAGCATATACCCTGAGTGGTGCACAACATGCTGGAATTGGTAGTTATGCTCACAAGTCATTTTACTCTCCAAACTAGAATGTAGGATCGGGGTCTTGCAATTGTGCATACTTAGGCATAGGCTTTGGTGGCATGGCCGCTGCCCTTAACTTATAGCGCTCGAGCTCGCTTTGTGTCTTCGTCAGCTCTTTTACTATGCTCGCAGTGTACTCTTGAAGAACGTCGAATTTCGCAATAATCGTCGCCGCTGTACTGCCAGGGTCGGATTGATCAACATCAACCCCGCCGCAGACTGCATGAACATGGTGCCCGATAGCCCTGATATGTTGATCGAACTGCTGGACGCGGAGAAGAAACGCGTCGCGCTCTTGAGTCAGGTTGTTGATACGCTTATCTAGACGAACCACTGTTTCCGAGTCATACCCGTACTGCTCAGGGAATCCGTTTTCAAGGCGTCGAACAAGATTACATGGCCTATAACCCTCATCGTTACAATGAGCGGCCCATTGTTCGGTAATCTCGACCGCAGCAGCCATCATCACAGTGCGCAGATTGGCGTTGTCGGCCTCAAGCTCTCGGCACTTAGCTTCCGACGCATGGCACTTATCCATCCACTCAAGGGATAAGTTTGAGTGGGCAACACAATCTGGGCAGGGCTGCGGGGTGGTGTAGAGGGGAATCCATGCACCTGATTGTTTACGCACTGGCTCGATTGTCTCTGCTTCAAGAAACTCGGCGGTTAGCGCACCATCAGGATGACGACGGACCCAAACTACCGGCCCCTGCTCCCGATAAACTCGGGCGAGGAGGCGGGTGGCGAAGTCAACGACTGCTGGTTTCTCTGAAGCATCTCTACCATCAAGCCATAGGTGCTCATTAAGCAAACTGACCATTGCCTCTTCCAGCGCAATCTCTTCTACTGCTTTCATACAGTACCTTTACCTTTACAATTCCAGCAACGGGCATGCTCATTCTGGCCTTCACCTGAGCCATTACAGTCAGGGCAAATATCAGGGCCATCAGAATCAAGGTCTACGTCATCGGCCAAGTCGTTAAATGTGGGCAGATCGTCAGTGTCGTAGTCAATTGGGTCAAACATTTTAGCCCCTACTTAAGTGAGTACATTCTAGAAACTTGGTAACGATTAACCTCGCTCCGCCAATACACTGCATCAGTCTTAAGCTGTGTGTAGTGCTGTGCATACCTAGGCGTGAAGGCTACCTCGAACTCAGTCATAAACGCCATGAAGTGTAGAAAGTAAATCATACTGTCCACCAGCTTGGCACTTCGCGGTTAGTCCAGGTTGCAAAAGAAGCCTTGGCTCCTCGGTAGTAACGGCGATAGGCTTCTACAGGGTCGTCGCCTTTGAACTCTTCGGGCATACATTGAACGAATGGTGTAGCACCGAACGGTATCATTGAACCTGACACGTGTTCAATCACCTCTCGGCATTTGTGAGGTTTGCCGTATCGACGAGTATACTCTATACACAAAGCCAGAGCGTGATACCAAAGCCAATCCCAGTTGTCCTTACCAGCTTTAGCCCACAACACGCACGGATGATTCTGGTGAGTCGGTTTGTACGGACCGCCGTTTATAGTGCTGAGTATTTGTGCCGACTCAAGTACCATCTTGACCACGTGCTTATCACACTGCATTTGCGCCGCCAAGATAGGATCACGATCGAGGATGAAGATGTTCATGACGTAGCTCGCGTAGCGGCAAGTTGCATAATTAGCTGTTTGTATTGCTGCCAGAAATTAAGCGCTCGTGAGTCCATACAAGAAATTTCGCCATCGCCGAAGTTATTCCACAGTTCAACAGTATGCTGCTGGCAGCCAATCTGTAGGTGGATGCCGTCCGTGGCCACGGGCCAGGTGAGGCCGTTGATAGCGATCAATTTCTTCGCATTTAGCCCGCGCCATTGCAGGATTCCGGAGCAGCGGGAGCAGCGGGAGCAGCGGGAGCAGCGGGAGCAGTCGGAGCAGAGGGAGCAGAGGGAGCAGTCGGAGCAGTCGGAGCAGTCGGAGCAGTCGGAGCAGTCGGAGCAGTCGGAGCAGTCGGAGCAGTCGGGGCAGTCGGAGCAGTTGAAGCAGCGGCAGCAGCAGCGGCAGCGGGAGCAGTCGAAGCAGTCGGAGCAGTTGTTATCATCCATGGTCTTTGCTTGGGCATCAGCCGCTTCTTGCGAGGCGTAAGATACCCCAATGTTGCCTTTTTCCGTCTTAGTGCTTTCGTAACGCATTTTAAACAACCTCCATGCCGAGAAGTGTGACAAATTTAACTAGACTTTCGCCAATAGGATACTCCGCGACGGCAAGTAGCTCATCAATACTTGAATTGCCCGTTAAGCAACTGCTTGTGTACTTATCAAAACCAGCTTGTCGTGCCAACTTTACAATTTCGCTTATTTATATACTGAGCTTCATGCTTGACATATCATTCTCCATAATAGTTAGTGTCAGCCAACTCTGCATTTTCCCGATGCAGCCTTTCAAAGTTGAGGTTGATTGACTTCGAGTCAGCTGACGTTTATATTATGACACAACTGTACAATTTAATTTACCCGAGCTGAAAATAAAGTTATTGGTTGGCTTACAAATATAAAACCCATCCTCACCAAAACAAGGCGGTACAAAGTGACCATTGTGTACGTACTCACCACAGTTTGGACAGCCGATCTTAGGTGGTAATGCGCAGTACAACACTTGCGCAGTGGCTCTGTTCTTATACCTTTGCTTTGCGTTCATAGCACCTTACCCCTATACTCCAGCACTATGGTATTGTCGACGCGAGTTACTTTGTACATAGAGCCTTTGGACTGAGCGAGTAGCGCTAGGCTCTCGGCTGCGTAGTGCACTCCATTGATGCACCATGTGTCAGTCTCAGGGCGGTAGCCATCTTGAAACTCAGCTAATGCCCACAACATCCCATTGATGGGGAATAACAACTGCTTCAGCACTAAGACCAAGGGCGCTAGTCTCTCACCTTGGCACCTACCACTACGTTTGTGTAGGTATCTAAGCAGCTGCATCCTCATCACTGACCTCCTCATCTTTAACCAACTCAGCTTTAAGCATTCTGTTCTCAAACTGTAGCTCATACACCACTTGCTCAAGCCGGTGTATCTCAGCCACACAGGCAAAGCGATCTTGGTTTTCCCATACTGTACTCATCTTACGTTCCTCCATGCGTCGAGATAGTTTTTGGATGCAGCCTGTATTGTAGTACCATGCCCGTATATACTTAAACCAGCGAAGTACACTTTTTCACATAGCCACATTCCACACCAGCACTTGAAGTGTGGCTTATAATGTAGCCTACTCATTTCTTCTGCTCCATAAAGTAAAGTAGCAATTGTAGCTCCGACACTTGAACAGGTATGGAACTCATCTGAGCTCCGGCTATTAGCGACTTTAAATACTCAATTGGGTCCATCAGAACTTACTCCCGGCTCGTTGGGGGAACAACTCAGGCATCTCTCTACGCATTTGCATGTACTCGTCCAGCAACTCATCCTTATTTCTAGCCATCCATTTGTAGTCCCAGGTCCAGAACGACACTTGCTCACCATTGATACTAATGCGCTTGCGCGAGTCAGTCCCTTCTTTAGGTGTGCAGCGCCGAGCACCATACCGTGTCAGCTTACCAACCAATGTCGCCGAGCTAATTCTATACTTCTCAGTCTCACCGTTCTTAAGCAGGAAGATGTTCCTAATCATATCTACAGTGAACACCGTGGGCAACCAATTACGTGTGTTACCCGTGGCGGGTAGCGGCCAACTAACTTTACCCCGTGTTGTGGCCAAGAAATTAATCAAGTCGTCCCATGTGCTCTCGCCAACCTCAATCACGAGCTCACGTGCTAGAGTCTTTGGAGGTATCTCTGCATAGAAGTCACTGTCTATCTTGACCTCATACATGAGATGGTGGAGCAGACTTGCCATGTTTGCGCGGTTACTACGCCAGCGATCAAACTCTTTCCACTCTCCCTTATCGAAGCTCCACTTGCAGTCAGCCTCAAGTACTAGCGCTCTACGGTCATCGTGGTCAAGTAGTGGGTCAACTGAGTTAGTGGCAAACGCAAACGTAAAGTAACTCTCAGTAGTCTGTGCTTTGACATACTTCAAGTTAACCTGAGAGCTCGTCTCTGTGGTCAACCGTTTGAGCAACTGCCTAATCACACGCGGGTCTGTTATACTTGAGTCATCGAACGTCACGAACAACTTCTCCGACCGCCATTCCGCAAACTGCCCCTTTACAATACTCTCATCTACATTCGCCGTGTACCGCTCGCCCACTAGTGTACTGATGATCTTTATCAGAGCGGACTTACCCTGCAGCGGACGACCTAGTAGATATACCCACGTTGGATGCTTTTTCTCAGGTTGTTGAAACATCCAGGCCAACCTCTTTATTAAGTACACTACATGCGCAGGATTCTCTCCTCCGAATGTAGCTTCCAGGAAGTCGTAGAACGGTTTTACTTCTCCCTTTATCGGACTTAGCGGCTTAGTTCTAAGCCCCATCCCCCATCCGCCCCACGTGTTCAAGTACTTATTGTTATCTGTCTCAATTAGTCTGCCTTTACCAGGTTGGAAACACGGCTCAATGCACGCGGCTCTGAGGGGGCTACTCAACCAATACGCCCCAACCGGGTACTCCTTCATTGTTGCAATACCGTTCTTAACCCCAGTCTGTATCTTAATCTTACGAGTGAAGAAGTCGCTGCCGAAACTCTTTGGCGGAATGTAAGTGCTATTCTGGCTGTCATACACCTGCTGCTGAATCTCACAGTAAGTATACCGCCCATTCATCTCAATCACGCTCTCAATATGGCCGGCGAACTGCGCATTCTCCAGCAGACTTAGCCACGCGTCCCTGGGTAACATCTGACTCACTAAGTAGTCGTCTATGCCCTTGCCTTCGTCGCCGCTCCATTGCAGCACTCGGCACACAGCGCCATGCTCACCCAACTTATTAACCAATCTTTGTAGCGCCAAGCACACCATCGGGTTAGTATTCTGATCCATATCAAACGCCATATACACCATGCGCCCGGCCCAACTCACTTCCTTGAAGTCATCAATCAAGTCTATGCCGTTCTTAGCCGATTGCCAATTAAACACGCCGCTTACTGCGATAGGCGCCACTTTTGTTACGCTCTCAGAATTAATCAACAAGTCCACGATTATGGCTTTGAACTCACCCTCAGTTATTAGCACAGGTAAGTCAGCCCTAGTTTTCCATGATTTCTCAATAGTGGGTGGGGTATACATGGCCGGCAACGTACCACTCCGTTGTCCGTACTTACCCGCTAAGGTCTGCACCGCAAATCCGGTTCGATGCCACCTTATGCGACTATCAGCATCTCGTGGGTAAGGTATGTAAATGCCAGCAGAGGCATTACTAAACCCGCGCTGCGTCGCTATTTCCTGCGTTATGTCCTGTAACTTATACTGTTTCCATGAGTCATCTTCAATGCCATACTCAGCCCAACGCGCTTCACACAGTGGGTTAGACTCTTGTGTTGTAGCATACCTTTTGCTCTCCTCGGTAGCCATAACGCGCTCACGCCGCTATATCAAGGGGAACGACTGATCCTGCTACCTGCATCGCCCTGTAAACATCAAACGATATTCCACCGTCCTCTTCTCGCGGTGTCTTAGGATGCTTTAAGCTCAGCTCTTGGCGCTCAGTCTTGGTGAATAACACCCACGCCGCACGGGGTAATCTGAAGTTACTCCACTCTTCAAAGCGACATAGTGAGTCATACGCGTCTTTTGGCTCCGATGGTTTGCTATCATCCACTACTATGATGGGTGCGACCCACTCGCTTGTGTCAATGTCAAGCGCCTTAGCAATCAGTTTGTCCATGATAAACAAACGAAGCTGACGATTAATGGTGTAGTCATGTAGTCTTGCGTCATACTGGCGGGGACGACCTTTTGTCCCTCGGCCCTGAGCTTGTACTTGCCGTTGAATTCGTGCGACTTCCTTAGCCCCTGCGCTATCAGGTTGGATTATGTACCTAATCATCAACTGCATGTGCAACCTTCCCTCTTGCGTTGCCATCCAGGCATCATACGGAATTACGTTGTTTACCCTCTGGTAGGGATTTTCTACTTTCATCAAGACTCTGAGCTCTTTGTGCATGTGCTCATCAAGCGCCGGCATTATTGCTGGATTTGCTTCGTATACTAGTGGTTTCATCTAAACTCCCTTTTATTAGGATATATTAACGACGATAAGGTGTAATTATAGCGTAATACTTTACTCGATAAACTACGAAATACATAATTATTTTTCGATGGGGGAAACTTATTCGTACTTTGAATAGTCATAACTAAAGCTTTAGACGGTGCGCAACGAACTTTACTATATAGCAATCGGTACTTTGCTATGCGTACAACTAGTTTTACGACATTAATATATGCACGCCATTGTCATTCTACCTGTCGTATTGTGCTATGCGCAGTGAATATTGGTAGCATATACCGAAGTTACTTGGATTATGGGGGCGTTACTACTAGGTACTTGGTACTATGCCTTTGTATTAAAAGCGCCTCCTTATATACTGAGCACTTGGCGCTTGGCGCTGAGCTAAATCAAGTGTTTTACTGCGTAAAAATTAAGCAAAATGTAGGGTAAAACGCATGCCGTTGTGCTGAAAATTGGAGCTTTTCGCATGACGCTGGTATATTAGCAAAAAAAATTATAGCCGTATTATGTAAAATTATGTTACTGACAATGTCATAACGCGCCTGATGGACTGCCGGCCGTGCCTTGACAACGTCATAAAAAAAGTGTTTAAAATCATACATTTTCTGTTTTTTCTGCGAAACAGAAGGCGACAGGCAGTCGTAAAAATATTTTGTTGCAGAAAAGTGGATAAAACAGGCATTTTCAAATGCGCACTATGTAGAACGTACCTTTTTCATTTATGCTGACTATACTGACTACTACCTTTTACTATATATATTAAGCTTTTAAAATTAAGCACTTAGTGCTTCCTTAGTACATTCCCTCCACCTGAAAGCTGAATCTCTGGAGACCTTTTTAGTTTGATATTACTTTTTATTTTATTCATTCAGCATAGCGCCAAGCGCCACGTCCTACCGAGCTTCCCCACTACGCCCTCAGTGCCTGGAGAAAAGCGTAATGAAATTTCGCTCGAAGCCGAATGTGTAAGCGACGACGATACAATCGGACTGCTGCGACGAATGAAGTCGCTGTGTGTGCAATTACTTAGTCGGTCGACTGACATTCTGACCGATCGATTCAGCGGCAATTCATTTCTATGTTACCTTATTAATAGGGGTTTGTGCAACGCCTGAGAACCAGGCGCCACGTACTTAGTGGGGGATACTAAGTGTAAGGAGGTTGGACTCAAGGCCTAAGCCCTGAGTCCAACCTCAAAGTAAAATGTAGATGAGTAACAGGAGCATGATGAGGAGGAGAGTCATTTCTGACTCCCACCCGCTTAGACTTCGCCTTCGGCCTTGGTTTCTTCGACCGGAGCTTCGCCTTCCAACATCTTGGTGACTTGTTCAACTGCGGTGCTCTGAACCTTGGCCTGAGCAGTCTTCTTCATCTTGTTGCGGTACCATGCAACACAAGCATAGGTTGTATTCGTGTTGCCATACTGCTCATGCACAACTTTCAGAATGTCCTTGTTCGCCATGCCATCGCCAATCAACTTACGAATGAACTGACCAACTCCAACATTCTTTTCAACTGCGATCGTGGTTGGTTTATCTTCAACCTTCACCTCATCAAGAGGTTTAACTTCTTGTTGAAGCATTGAAGCGAGCATACTAATTGGTTCGCCTACTTCAATCTCACCTACTTCGTTGTCAATCGCTTGACCAACAACTTCAGTCTCAACCACGGACTCAGTAACAACTTCCGGGGTGGTGGTTTCAACGGGCGCAACAACTGTCTTTGGTTTCCGTGCCATGATTATTCTCCAAATTGTGAAAGAGGTATACCCTAAGTGGGTGATGGTCTGAACAGTGTTCAGTCATCAGGATCAATCAGTATCAATCAATCCATAACTAAATTATAGTCTCATAGTTTTATAAGTACACAACTTTTTTGTAACAGTTTGTGACGGGTTTGGGATAAGAATCATTCTTATTTAATGTTTAGAACAATGGTCTTAGTACCGTGGTCTAAGTGCAATGTTATATGTACTTATGTTAATATATTATACACACCATATTATACACACCATATTATGGTAGACCATGCCATATCGTGGTACTACTGTATGGTGGTAGAGCATACCACATTGTGATAGCACACCGCATCGTGGTGCATGGTACCGCAGTACGGAGGGCTAGGCCCCGGGGATCCCCATTTGAAATATAAAATAAGGGCTCCAGGGCAGAATCAGGAAAATATAAAACTGGAGGCAGTTAGTTAATTTTCTGCGTATAATATTAAATTTTTAAAGGAGGCGTCTGTGAGAAAACTACCTAAATTCATGCTGGACAATATAAGCATTAAGGATTCAGGCTGCTGGGAGTGGGCTGGAAAGCGCATGTCGCCAAACTTTAATGGCGGTTACGGAAGAATAAGTATAGACGGAACTACATACGCAGCGCATAGGCTTGCATATACATTTGCCATAGGCGATGTACCCCAGAGCCTGGTGGTATGCCATAAATGTGATAATCCCCCATGCTGCAACCCAGAGCACTTATTTCTAAGAACACTGGCAGATAACATGTTAGACTGCACAGAAAAGAAAAGACTAGAGGGGCGTAAAGGCGTTGGAGCGATAAAACTTAAAGCATACTGGCCAGAGATATGCGGTAAGTTTGACGCAGGTATAAAGTTAGGCACGCTAGCCAAAGAATATGGCACAAGCGTGCAAACAATAAGGTTTATAGTGTATGGATATGTAAACTGTGAGCCTAATAGTAGGTACTCGCATGCTTGTACTAAAAATCCAAAATAAAAAATTTCCAAAATTTTAGAAAATTAGCATGACGTTTGCGTGCAGTATAGCGGAGGGCAGTTAACATCCAAGCACTAGGCGCTGAGCACCAAGTAAAGTTGGCTTCTGTGGGATTCGTCTTTCAGGTGGAGGTGATCGGCTAAGGAAGGAGTAAAGCGTTGATTTAAAAGAATAATATTTTATAGAGAAAGGTAGTAGTCAATAAAGTCAGTAAAATTATTTAAAATAAAATGGATATACGTGTAAGAAAAGAATTTGTGCTATATTTCTATTATAAAAAAGAATATGTCGTTTTCGCGCCTGCCGCCTTGTTCTATAAAATGTTGCGCTTAATAATCAACAGCTTACAGCATCCTTGCATTTTTAGCACGGCGACTGAAAATAAAACGGTAACGATAAATACTAGAGACTGAAATAAGAAATTGTGCCCACCGAGCCAAGCACGTAGCTCAAAAATTAAACGATGAAATAAAGTACTTTACAATTTCGGTTATATGCGGTATAAATACGACGATCTTTTAATATACGGAGCGCCGAAATGGCATTCGACGACGGTGACAATGACGAGCTAAGCCCTGTAGCCTTTGAGGATAGCAATATATCCTACATGCAGTATCTCGAGGCGCATGGTGGCAAAATGGTCGACCCACTCAGCCGCGAGGGGTTGGAGCTACAAGCTGCGTACCTGAAATACCTAGGCGACCAGCAGCATCCACTGGATACATTGCGACGCATCAGTGTTAACCCGTGGGCTCAGACTCGAGACCGCATCTCAGCTGCTAAAGCATTACTTGAGTACACCGCCCGCAAGATTCCCGCCACCATCGAGCTAACTGGCAATGATGGTAAGCCGCTGCAGATTGATGCTTCCGCTATGAAGAACTTGAGCAACTCTGATCTGGACTTGCTTGTAAGTCTGTTGGAAAAAGCGAATAAGGGCAAATAGTATGGAACAACGTATCTGCAAAACCTGTGGAGAAACCAAGGACGCAGTACGTGGTACTTGGCCTATGCTATACGGGCTACCTTATAAGAAGGTATGCTGCGCATGTCTAGCAGAGGACTACCGACAAAGACGAGCGGACCCAGTACGTGGAGCTAAGATCAGAGAAAGTACTCGGGTAGGTAATGCCAAATATCGTAGCACGCCAGAAGGCCTCGCTAAGCACCATGAAGCTAGTCTAGCATGGCAAGTAAAGAATGCAGGGCGCTGTGCTGCTAAGTCTAAGCGATATAGAATGACAAAGCAAAACAGAGTGCCAGCGTGGCTTACCGCGGAGCAACTGCAGGAGATTGAAGATAAGTACATCGTGGCACAACACTTCAGTTACCTTGCAATGATTCCTTATCATGTGGATCACATCATTCCGCTACAAGGCGAGTTTGTGTCAGGCTTGCACGTACCAGACAATTTGTGTGTAAGGCTTGGTATTGATAATCTGTCCAAAGGTAACAAGTGGGAGCTGTAAGTTCATTTGTGCTACTAGACGCGGTAAAGCGTGAGAAGGACTACCGTAGAGCTGAGGCTTCACTTGCAGAGTTTACCAAGCAAGCGTGGCATGTTATAGAGCCGAATACGCCGTACAGCCACAATTGGCATATCGATGCTCTGTGTGAGCATCTTGAAGCGGTGTCTGACGGCGAAATTAATAATCTATTGGTCAACGTTCCGCCCGGAACAATGAAGAGCATACTTACATCCGTAATGTGGCCCGCTTGGGAGTGGCTGGCAGACCAAAGCATTAGAATACTCGGTGCTTCGTACGGTGAAGACCTCTCACTGCGTGATGCCAAGAAGACACGGGATATTATTACAAGTCCTTGGTACCAGGCGCGTTGGCCACAAGTACAAATAGAGAAAGGGCAAGACCAAAAGACACACTATGCATTGACAGGCTCAGGTTGGCGCATAGCAACGTCAGTCGGTGGTCGCGCAACTGGCCAACACCCTGACCGCAAGATTGTAGATGATGCGAGTTCAGCTAAGCAAGCATTCTCTGATGCCGAGCGAGCCACAGCCACCGAATGGTTTAGGTCTACGCTGAGCACACGCGGCGTGAGCAGAGGCGCAAAGACCGTTGTCATTATGCAAAGATTGCATGAGCAAGATATATCTGGCTATATTCTTAGTGAATTAGCGGATGACTACACACACGTCATGCTTCCAATGCGCTTTGAAAGTGGCACTAAGAAAAAAGCTACAGTACTCGGTTTCTCAGACCCGCGCAAAGTTGAAGGTGAGCTACTATGGCCAGCGCTGTTTGACGAAAAGAAGGTACAAAAACTTGAGATAGCACTGGGTACATATTCTGCAGCGGGGCAACTCCAGCAACGTCCAGCTCCTGCGGGCGGTGGTATCTTGAAAACTAAGCACTTCCAGCTGTGGCCTTGGGACCGAGCGCTACCTGACTTCGAGGCAGTGGTGCAGAGCTACGATACCGCGTTCACGGAAAAGACCACAGGAGACCCCTCCGCTGGTTCAGTATGGGGCGCAGCTACGTTCGAGGGTAAGCAGATTGCTGTGCTGCTTGACTACAAAGCTGAGCACATGACATACCCAGTCTTGAAGAAGATGATAATTGATGACTGGGGCAATGAGTATGGAGAGCAGAAGCGTCATGCTGACTTTGTGCTGGTTGAGAAGAAAGCATCTGGTCAAAGCATACTACAGGACTTGCAAGTTGCCAAGATACCTTGCCGAGGGTACAACCCAGGTAATGCGGATAAGGTAACACGCGCCCACATGGTTGCCCCGGTACTTGAGACTGATGTGATCTACGTCATGGAGTCCAAGAATAATCCAGGGCACGCGGTGAGCTGGGCGCAACCGTTTCTGGACGAGTGCGAGGTATTCCCGAACGGAGCGCATGACGACGGCGTCGACACGTTCACACAATGTATGATCTACTTCCGCGACGCCAAGCTGCTAGCCTCGCTAGAAGTTGAGGACGAGGACGACGAGGATGACGAGGTTGAGTATGAGCGCAAGACAGGTAACCCCTACGGGAGATGAGCATGGCTACACTTGAAGAGATGTTTGGACGCACAGAACTACTCACACCCCAAGCTAGGCAGCGAGCCATAGAGGCAGGCATCAACACGCCAGAGGACTTCGGTGGCCGATCGGCGAAAGTTGCCCCCACCGAGCCAAGCTATAAGTCAGGGAGCTCAGCGCCAAGTGATGCGGCCGCAGCGCGTGGCCTCTCAATAGAGCAGTTACGTGCAATACAAGACGCCAAGCTTCAAGAGCTGCTCAGAAAACGCAAAGCAGCTGGGTACGCAGGTGGCGGTGAGGTAAAGCCTAAGTACACAGGCACTACGCCCCGAGAGTCTAATCCATGGATTCGCAACTTGAAGGCGCTCAACCCGTTTGAGGCTTACGACCCCACTGTGGAGCAAGAACCACTGTTTGAGCAAGAGGCTGCTACGTACGACGAGCGCATGGCCAGGGCGCAGAGCAGGCTGAACGAGTTTGCTGCAGACATGGTGCTTGACCCGTTGAATTTAGTTGGCGGTGCGGTTATGGGCAAGCTGCTCAAAGGCGTAGGCGCTGTTGGCAAAAAGGCATTGGCACCAACCTCTATGGCTGTTGGCTCCGCAGCCTACGGCAGTGATGCTGAGGCTGGCGAGCTAGGCGCGCTAGGGCGTATTGCTAGAAAGTTAGCAGGGCCTGCTGAACGTAAACTGTCGATAGTAAGAGACGTGCCACTACATGCCCCTGGCCCAGCGGTCAGTGCAAAAAGCTACGAGGTAAGCGACTTAGGAGCATTGATGGACGCCTTGGAGCCATACACTAAGCCAAGAATGCTCAAAAAGCCAGATGGTGATTCAATATTTGGACAAGCCATTGACAACATCAGTGACCCAGACGGTCCAAATGACGCGTTGACTACTGTGTTGTTTGGCGCCGATGGTGCGCCACAGGCCTACCATCAAGTATCACCGAAAGGCGGCGCAATGAGCGACGCGGATTACTTGGCGTTTCTTGGCAGTATTAGCGGTCAAAAGGGTGCCGGAGAGCAAGCTTTGCGACACTCACTTGATAACAGCAGTGGCGAGATGAGTTTTTACCCAACACCAGGTGCTAAACCGTTCTATGACAAAATGATGACCCGCATACCAGGCATGCGCAAAGTGCAAGGTGATGGCAATAATGTGGGCAGCATGTCGTGGTCACGTGAAAATAAAGCAGGCGGTGGCATGATCGGCGCGCTTGGTAGAATCGCCAAGAACCTCTCAGGTGAAGTTGCCCCGTACGGCGTGGCGTGGCCGATATCATCAAGGAGCGTGGCGGTCAGTGGATTTCCGGCAACAAAGCGCCAATCGCTGATTACCTGCCCTACGTGCAAGACTTTGTGAAGTCAGGGCAATGGTCAGACGTCGGCGACTTGCGGAATACAGGCCTAATCCCAAGAAGTAAACTACTACTTTCTGGTGATGCGGGCGCAAAAGTACCTGGTGACTACTTCACACAAGCGGAGTATGACGAAATTATTGCAAAGCAGGGCGGCAATAATTTTTCTAGTGGCGGTCTAGTAGACTTCGAGGCATTACACGGATATAAATGATTGTACTTTGTCGAAAACTGCCGTATAATAGACACATTCAGAGGATTCTACATTTATGGACCCGGTAACTGACCAAGACATCCCGCAGGACGATCTAGTCATTAATGAGGACGGCAGTGTAGATGTCCCTGATGATGAGTTGACTCCGCAGTCAACAGGCGAATTCCAAGAAAATCTTTCTACGTTTGTTAGTGGGGCAGCCTTACTTGACCTGGGCAAAGAGCTGTGCGAGTCCATCGAGCGCGATCGCCAAGCACGTTCTAAG